ACATTCGTAGTAAAGAAAGTCGTATTAATTCGTCAGGAGGATTTGCGGGTGGATTATTAAAATATTTGAAAATTGTTAATGAAGGGTTGAGATTCTTTAATCAACAAGGTAGAAGACCGGGTAGTGCTGCTATCTACATAGAACCTTGGCATAAAGACATAATGGACTTACTTGAAATCAAAAAAAATACAGGTGCTGAGGAATTGAGAGCAAAAGATTTATTTACCTCAATTTGGTTACCGGACAATTTTATGAACGCAGTTAAGAACAACGATGACTGGTATTTATTCTGTCCTAACGACATTATTAAAGCGGGTATTAAACCATTACAGGAAGCTTATGGTGATGAGTATGAATCAAATTACGATAAGGCGGTTGAACTTGGTTTAGGTAAGAAAGTGAAAGCTCAGACAATTTGGAATAAGATTATTGAATCTCAAGTTGAAACCGGGGTTCCTTACTTATGTTCTAAAGATAGTGCTAACAGAAAGACAAACCATCAAAACATTGGAGTGATTAAACAATCTAACCTATGTAATGAGATTTACCAATATACAGATGAGAACACTACCGCAATCTGTACATTATCATCTATGGTGTTGAAGAACTTCATTATAAAAGGTGAGTTCGACTTCAACTTACTTTACAGTGAGGTTAGAAAGGTTGTTAGAGCACTTAATAAAGTTGTGGACATCAATAGTTATTCAACTGAACAAGGAAGAAAAGGAGGGTTAGAACAAAGAGCAATAGCAATTGGAACTCAAGGTCTTGCAGATGTCTTTTTTTTAATGGATTATATTTTTACATCTGAAGAAGCGAAAAAACTTAATAAAGATATTTTTGAAACAATCTATTTCGCGGCAATCTCTGAAAGTAGTTTTCTATGTCAAGAAGGTTTATTCCAACCATATAAGTTTTTTGAAGGTTCACCGATGTCTCAAGGAGTATTCCAATTTAATATGTGGGGAATGACTGAAGATAATTTATCAGGTCGTTGGGATTGGAATGGATTGAAAGATAATGTTTCAAAATATGGTGTTTGTAATTCATTATTTACCGCTCAAATGCCCGTTGCGTCTTCAGCTAAAATTACAGGTTCATTTGAAATGACAGAACCGGCTCACTCAGCGTTATTTAATCGTCGTGTAGTTGGTGGGGAAATTTTAATTGTTAATAAATATTTAATTAATGATTTTGAAAAATTAGGTGTTTGGTGTGAAGATTTAAAAAATGAAATTATTATGAATGAAGGTTCGATTCAAAATATTAACTTTAATCATTATTTAGATAATGAAGATAAGAATTACAATAAAAAAGTTAAAAGGATTGAACATTTAATACCAAAATATAAAACAATTTGGGAAATCTCTCAAAGAGAACTGATTGATATGTCAGCTGACCGAGCACCATTTATAGACCAATCACAGTCAATGAATATCTACATGTCTGAACCAACATTATCAAAAATTTCATCATCCCATTTTCATTCTTGGGGTAAAGGGTTAAAAACTCTTTGTTATTATGTTAGAACTAAAGCAATTTCAACCGGAGCTAAACACTTAGCGGTTGATATTTCAAAAGTACAACAACCAATAGTTAAAGTCGATAAACCAAAAATAAATTTAATTGAAGAAGTTGTTAAACCAACTGATTCTGAATTTGAATGTTTTGGTTGTGGTTCATAATAAAATGAATACATATAATAATCCCGGCAATGTCGGGATTTTTTATTTTTAGGTATTTATAAGAAATAATCACAAGACTATAATTATAGATATGGCAGATGGAACAACATATGGTATTAATTTTCCTTTCAGAGATTCTGTAAAAGGGGATTATCTACAACTTACTGAGTATGAGTCGCAGGAAATTAAAGCCGATTTAATTCACTTACTTCTAACCCGTAAAGGGTCAAGATATTATTTACCAACTTTTGGAACAAGACTCTATGAGTTTTTATTTGAACCGTTCGATGGATTAACATTTGACGCCATTGAATCAGACATTCGAGATGCTGTCGGTACTTTTATGCCTAATTTATTATTAAACCAAATAACTATAAGTCCCGCAGACCCAATGGAAGAAGTTGATTTAGCAACAGGAACTGCAACTGTTGGTTCTAGTGAATCGTCAATTTATAGATTCCCCGGTAAAGGAACTTCAGAATATACCGCAAAAATAAAAATAGATTACTCGACCAATAATACAACTTTTGGTCCGAGTGATTTTGTTATAATTAATATTTAATATCATATGGCAAATCGTAATATATCTTATACTACCAGAGATTATCAAGGAATAAGAACTGAATTATTAAACTATGTAAGGACTTATTACCCTGAATTAATACAGGACTTTAATGATGCTTCTGTATTCTCGGTATTCTTAGATTTGAATGCTGCGGTAGCGGACAATTTACATTATCATATTGATAGAAGTATTCAGGAAACTGTTTTACAGTATGCTCAACAAAGGTCTTCAATTTATAATATTGCTAGAACCTATGGGTTAAAATTACCGGGACAAAGACCATCAGTGTCTTTAGTTGATTTTTCAATAACCGTTCCTGCGTTTGGGGACAAAGAAGATGAAAGATACTTAGGAACATTAACAAGAGGGTCTCAAGTTGTCGGAGCCGGAATAGTCTTTGAAAACATCTATGATGTAGATTTTACTTCACCATATAATGCTCAAGGATTCCCAAATCGTTTAAAAATACCAAATTTTAATGCAAATAATGTCTTAATTAATTATACGATTACAAAAAGAGAATTAGTTGTTAATGGTATAACAAAAGTGTTTAAAAGAGTCATCACACCAAATGATGTTAAACCATTCTTCGAATTATTCTTACCTGAGAAAAATGTATTAGGGATTACTAATGTATTATTAAAAAGTGGTACTGAATATACAAATGTCCCATCAACTGCTGAATTTTTGGGGGTATCAAATAAATGGTATGAAGTCGATGCACTTGCGGAAGACCGAGTATTCATTGAAGACCCAACAAAAGTGTCAGACCAACCGGGTATTAAGGTTGGAAAATATATTCAGACATCTAATAGATTTATAACGGAATACACTCCGGAAGGTTTTAAAAAGATGACATTTGGTGGTGGTACAAATACAGCACAAGATTCTTTAGACCAATTTACCACGGTTGGTGCAACAATTGATTTACAAAGATATTCAAATAACTTTTCATTGGGTTCTGCTTTAACTCCAAACTCGACCTTGTTCATTCAATATAGAGTGGGTGGTGGTTTGGCGACAAACTTGGGAACAAATGTTATTAATCAAATTGGTACAGTAAATTTCTTTGTTAATGGACCATCTGAATTAACTAACTCATCTGTTGTGAATTCATTAAGATGTACCAATGTTACTGCAGCCATTGGAGGTGCTGGTGTACCATCATTAGAAGAAATTAGGAATTATGTATCGTTTAACTTTTCGGCTCAAAAAAGAGCGGTTACAGTACAGGATTACGAGTCAATTATTCGAAATATGCCGGCAGAATTTGGGGCGCCTGCAAAAGTTTCAATTACTGAAAATAACAATAAGATATTGATTCAGTTATTATCCTACGATACTTCAGGAAAACTAACAAGTATTGTTTCAGATACATTAAGACAAAATGTTGCTAATTATTTGTCGAATTATAGAATGATAAACGATTATATTTCAATTTTAACTGCTCAGGTTATTGATTTAAGTATTAATGTTCAAATTGTTTTAGATTCTGCTCAAAATTCCGGTCAAGTTATTGCGGATGTCGTTGATAGAATTTCAACATATTTCAATCCTCAAACACGGGAATTAGGTCAAAATGTTTATTTATCTGAATTGAAAAGTATTATCCAAAATCAAAATGGTGTATTAACAGTAGTTGGGGTAAATGTATTTAATAATGTTGGGGGTCAATATTCTTCCGCGGAAACATCCATGGAATATGTTGACGCTGAGACAAAAGAAATTTCAACTGTTGATGATACTATTTTTGCTCAACCATCACAAGTGTACCAAGTTAGATACCCTAATAAAGATATTAAAGTGTCCGTTAAAAATTTCCAATCAGTTACATTCTCTTAACAGGTTTATTTCTGTGACAACTAGTTTATAATTAAATATGGTGTGTATTTCTTTGAAAAATCACTCATAAACTATTTATAAATTAAAAGAATTGAATGGGTCAGTCATATAGAATTAGAACCGAATTAGGAGTAAACAAAACAATCAATGTTCAGTTAGACCAAGATTTTGAGTTTTTAGAAATCTTATCGTTAAAAATACAACAAACTGACGTTTATAGTAGGAGTTGTTCGGAATACGGTGTTGTTGTTGGAAGAGTCACAGCAAATAATGGATTTGGTATTCCAAATGCTCGTGTGTCTGTGTTTCTTCCCGTTGAGCCAATTGATGAGTCTAATCCAATCATTTCAAGTATATATCCTTATAAATCTCCAACAGATAAAAATTCTGATGGGTATCGATATAATTTATTACCTTACGAAAAATCATATTCTGTTCACGCAGCGACAGGTACTTTACCAACAAGAAGTGATGTATTAATTGATAGTACTGTTGTTGAAATTTACGACAAATATTATAAGTATACCACAAAAACTAATGATAGTGGTGATTATATGATAATGGGAGTACCATTAGGTTCCCAAACTTTAGTAATGGATGTTGATTTATCTGATATTGGGGAGTTCTCATTAACACCTCAAGATTTAATTAGAACTGGATTAGCAACCGAATCACAAGTTTCTGGTAATCGATTTAAAACTTCAACTGATTTATCATCATTACCTCAAATAATAACATTAACTAAAACTTTATCAGTTGCTCCATTATGGGGTGACCCTGATATTTGTCAAATAGCAGTTAATCGAGTTGATTTTGACCTTAGGAATGATGCAAATGTTGATATACAACCGACATCAGTTTTTATGGGTTCTATGTTTTCATCACCTGATACTTTTAGGGTTAGGAAAAATTGTAAACCAAAAGATAATTTAGGTAACTTATGTGATTTAACTACAGGCCCGGGGCAAATTTTAGGAATTAGACAAACAATACAACAAGATTCAGATGGTAATCCTATTTTAGAACAATATCAATTTGAACAATCAGGTAATATAATTGACGGTAATGGGGTGTGGTTAACTGAAATGCCAATGAATTTGGATTATTTCATTACTAATGAATTTGGGGAAAAAGTTATATCCAACGACCCAAGCGTAGGTATTCCAACTAAAGGGAAATATCGATTTAAAATTAAATGGCAACAACCAAATGATTTAACATTACAAACAAGACGACCATATTATTTAGTTCCGAATGTTAAAGAATATGGGTGGATTAACGAGAATAATGACCCATATTTTTCGGGGACAACCGCTGATAGAGAAAAACTGGCTAGTTCATATTATTTTGGGTTAGATTGGAGTGGATACACTAATGGTTTCACTTCTCAAGAAAAAATCGACAAACTTAATGAGTCTATTAATTGTGAGGACACATTTTATGAATTCCAATTCAATAAAGTTTATACGGTTTCATCATTAATTGACCAATACAAAAAAGGAAATAAAGGTCAATTTATTGGGATTAAGGAAATTGATAATAATGATTGTGCTAATAGTGTTAATAAATTTCCGGTTAATGACGGGTTTAGAAATTTCGATTTACTATTTTTCTTATTTTCAATTATTTTTACAATAATACAACCGGCATTTATTGGTATTTTAATTGCGATGCATATTGTCTTATTTTTATATAATATAGTGATTAGTGCTCTTTGTTCTATCTGTAATATTCGAATATTTAGAAAAAGGTGGTTTAGTTGGATTTGTCGTAGTTTAGGGATTAAATGTGATAAAAGAGATTATACTTTTAGGATACCTATGATAACATACCCTGATTGTCAGGCTTGTGATTGTAAACAAGAGACCGGAGTTCAAAGTAATAATACGTATAATGAAGGAAATCCAAATGGTACCGGAATTCTAACTTATGTGTCTTTGCAAGAAAACTATACCGCGATGTTGGAATCTATTAGATTTTCGGGAGATACTGATACCGCGGAACAATTAAGTGATGTTTATTCACAAGTTTTGGCGGGTTATGGTAGTGTTAGTACGGTTTCAAATAATCAACGATATAAGTTACCAATTTCAAACGTGTATAGTCTTAATGGGGAGCGTATTTTGGCAAGTAAAAATTTACCAATTGGAGAAAGGATTAACTTGTTTAATCAAAGGTCAAATTATTTTACGGGGGTCAATAAGATTAAAGTTACTGTTTCTAAGAATGAAAATGTTGGAAAATATCATTACGATAATTCAATTACCGTTTTATCTCAAGAACAATATAATCCCGGGGATTTATTAAGTTTTGTTAATTTTAGTAATTCGGAGGATAAAAATTATTTATATACTGCTAATACTATATCTGGTATAACTACAGGGATTAGTGGTAGTTCATATAATGGTAGTGGACAAACAATTGTGAACATATCTTATGCTAACCCTAATGACGGCAGCCAAAATAGTAATTTAAGTACCTCTTATATCTTACCTTATGGTTCAACTGAAACAAATTATAAATTTCCTTCTGATATTGAATATTACCAAGTTATAACCGCAATTACGGTTTCTCAGGCGATATTGATATGGAATTCAGGTACAACACAATCTTTTCCAAATATATTATCAACACCAACAGTTATTACTGAATATAAAAAAGTTTCTGGTAACATTGGTGTGGTTCAATCAGTGGTATCAATGACCGCCACTGACTATTTGGAGGATTATGAATCTCAGTACATTTTAGTTTTACAAAGAGGTGTTGACCCTTATTCCCCGTTATATTTAAATGAATACAAATTAGGAGGTTTATTTGGGACAAATGAAAATGACTCAAATTGGTCAGTAACTGCGTCGACACGACTTAATATTCCAATTCAAAAGTTGGACAATGTTTCATTGTCAGTGCAACCTTATACCCAAAGCGGTATGTTTTACCAATCATATTTTTTTAATCCGGGAAATAAATATTCGGGATTTACAACAACAGCGACAAGATATTATAGTTCGTTGGATAGTAGCTTAACACCCCCATTAAAATTTCAAATTTCGGGTAATAAAGTGATATCAACAACCTCAAATGGGTTTTGGTTGTCACTACCCGATAGTTCAAAATATGATAATACTGAAAATGTATCTGGAGTTGCCGCAATGTCATCCAATGATTATAATGACCAATTAGGAAATAGTCTTTCTTTTTCATATGGGTCTTTTAATTATTTTTACTATACAAAAACTTTTACCCAAACAAATATAATGACTATTAATTCTTCGCAACAAAATGTGTTAAGGACGGATAGGCTACCTAGTTCTGACTTTTTAGATGGTGGTTCGTGGGATAATAACCCTTCTTTATTACAACAAAATAATAATTTTGGAATCTATTCAATTAATACCGAATCAGGTGTTATTTCATCACAAAGTAATACAACAGGTGCCGACCAAGTAACTGCGGATTTAACAGGATTACCTAATGACAGTACTGTTTTACGAAGTTTTGATTGTGAAGGTATGGTTAGTTTAAATTGTTATAAAGGATTTGGTGACGATTTTGATATTAACGAATCTTGTGAAAATAATGATGCTGTTGAAAATGGGTGTTATATGTTTATGAGACGACCTTTAATTGATATGTTAAAAGATATTGGAAGTTTTGCTGAATGGGGGTTTCGTTTTAGATTTTTCTATGGAATATGTCGAGGAGTGTTATCACAATCGTTTATGAATAATTGGATTAATGGTTCTCTTTACGCATTTCCGATTCAAGTGGACACTTTTTATAATAGTCAAAATAAAGCTTTACCACCAAAATTTTGTAAGGATTTATCTTATTTTGATGAGGATACTAATAATTTTTATTATAGAAGTAGTCCATACAACTACATTAGTAATAGATTTGTAGGTAATAAGACTAATAATGATTATGGAGTTAACGTAGTTAATTTAATGTTCCCAACAACAATTATTAATTTAGGTATGAAAGATTATTTTTATTCTGAGATAACTTTTGACCCATCAACTAAGGGGTATATATTACCTAATATTAATTCAACTAGTTATGGGGATACCTCTGATTTAATTAATTTATTTGTTATTTCACGGATTACCGATGAAGGTTTTTTGGCTCAAATAATACCATTGGGAGATAACTCATTACAACAGTTATTTTCTCGTAATGAAACCAATGACATTTTAGGTAGGCGCCGTAGAATTGATGGGGATTTAGCTCAATTAATGTCAATTAATTGTGAAATTGGTAATATTAATTTTTCACCTGAATATTATGAAACGACAGGAGGTCCACCAACAACAATATTGGGTAATTCAGAAAATCCAACAATTGCAGTATGGTTTTCATCAACAACTGAAAATTTACAAACTAAGGATTATTTAACTCCCGGTAGGATTAATTTTAGAGGTAACGACAATATTGGGTTTTACCCCTACCCTTATGGGATTAAATCCCAAGTTGTACCATTTTATCAATGGGAACTTGATATTCCTGTCAACAATTCCTCGTCAAATTTATTTGGAGGTCAATATAATAATTGGGCAACAGACACCGAAGACATAATCCAAAATACCCCTTACCAAGGATTAGACAGAGCTAGTTTAACAACTAAATATTTTTTGGCATCTAATGTCGACGTTAGTAGTGAAGATTTAATGGCTCGAGGATATATTTTTGGGATGGATGATAATGGTAATTATTCAAGTAATGCTTCATTAGTTAGAAATCCTAAATTTTTAGTCGGCGCGCCATATCAATTTTATTTTGGTCCGGTTAAAGGAGAGAGTGCTTTAGATAAATTTAAAACAAAATATTCAGTAAATGAATAATTACACTATAATACCAAGTAACCTTAAATATAAGGGGGCGCCTTCTGTTAATGAAAATGTTTCTATCTCATTAGACCAAACAAGTCAACAAATAACGGAATACGATAGAAGTACAACTATAAGTTTGGCTCAAGTTTATGATGACGAAAGACAGTTATGTACTATTTTTAGACCAACATTTAAAGTTAAATATTTATACGATAACACATATACAGGCACAACTACTTACTTACCATTTCAATATAATTTGTATTATGTTGACCCTCAAACATCATTTAATAGTGGTACTTGGAAGGGATTCCCTCAGTTTTATGAATTTGATTTTTTTAGACCGATTACTGATAATCAACACTTTGTTTATAAATCCAAAAGTGCTTATACCTATAATTGGATGTATTATTTAACATATGCTCATGAAAATAATAACACAAAAAAATTAAACTACTATTCAGATACTTTAGGTACTATTAATTGGGTTGCGGAGCAAGGTATTCCCTTTAGTATTGAAAATATTGAAATTAATGGGAATGGATTAATTTCTTTTAAATGTATTGGGTCTCATGGGTTAACAACAAATGAATATGTTGAATTATCATTAACTTATCGAAATTCAAACATTTTCCAAGTTTACTCATTAGGTAATGGATTATTTGGTAGTGAAGAGTATGTTTTTAATGTTTTAAATATTGGGTATACCGGAACTACATTTGGTGATAATGTGAATGGTACTTTTAAAAGAGTCATAAACCCGGATAATTTAACGGAGACTAAATCAAAATATTATGTGAGAGAACACAAAGTGATTACAAATTTAGATGATTTAATTGTTACTAAAATTGGGTTTGAAAAAAATGTATTTAAAGAGACTATGAAATTCGAATACAGTTCTATCACACCAAATCATATTTCAAGAATTTCTCAAAAAACAAGTAGTAATGCATATAATATGACTTCGGCGTATGATTTAGATTTTGCGGGGTACATTGATAATCAAAAACGACCATTAAGTGAGATTTTTTTAACAATTGTTAATAAAGGATATTCAGGTTATTTTAATGAGCCGTCATCTGGGGTCGGTTTAAAACAAGGTTGGGGGTTTAACTTAACCAAAACAGTAAATCAATATTGGGATTTAACTAATACTGACTCCAACACAACAATTCCATTATCTTCATATACTCAAACTAGTGGCGCGACTAAGACGTTTTATTATAATAGTAATTTAGTGAAAGGAGATGTAATGGACGGTGATTTTTGTGAGTGGAATGATTATGAACAAATTGAAAGAGTAATTTCACCTTATTACCATAAAATAAAGTATAACCAAACTATATTTCAAACATCAAATTTACCGGACACAAATTCATTAGGTTATTATTATCAACCACATAATAAAATGACATTAAGGGTTTTTTCTGATTATGTTGAAACGGGAGATGTTAATATTATTGACCAAATCCCTAATTATTCTTTTTATTCAAGCGCCGACCAAGAGTTTAGATGGAGGGATATATATACTTATGGTTTTACGGATAATTTAGAAAGAGGGGTTGATTACCCGTTTTTAAATACATCTCATTATCCTTTTACTGATATTACTTTTAGATTAATACCCGAAGGAATAAACTACAACGAAAGCCTATATGGTTCCGATGTTACAATTAAACCATTAATAGATGAGTGTGAATAAAGTCACTATAGTACCAAATGGTATTGATAAACAAATAAATATTCCGGTTAGACTAACTTGGGACTATTTGGGTTTAGATATGGCAATTGATGAATATGAGTCTGATGTTATTACTGAAGTTATTGGAGTAGGTCGTGATTTTGAGATTAGTCGATTTAGTCATGCACCTGATACTACAACAAATAACACTGAAATTAATTATGAGTTTTATTTTTATTCGGGAGGTTCGATTAATAATATTAATAATTGGAAAATAAATTATATAGGTGAGGGATTTACTCCCCAAGATTTATATTATTATACTAATAATTTTACAAATTCATTTTTTAAATTGGATTTTTACGATAATACGGATGAGAAAAAACAAACAAATTATTTAACCGTCATTATACCAACACAACAAGGATTAAAAATGTCCACTCAAATGCAGAGGACTGTGGTAGATGTTAGGAAACCAAAATTTATTTTAGATTATGTTGGAGATAAAGAAGGGTTTTTTATTTATTGGTTAAAAAAGAGAGAGTTTTTAGATATTAATACATTTTATATGTCCGCTAAATTTTATAATGCTAAAACCGGACAATTCACTAAAATGATGACAGGTAATGGTACAGACCCATTAGACACTACTGAAGGTCCACAAGCAAATTTTGCTACAGGGGCTAATCCATATTTTTTTGATAATAACACATTTTTTTACTATACCGTAAATTTAGACTATAAAAATCAAACATATCAAGTAGTTAATACTAATGGACAAAGACTCGGGACAACAATTCCCATAAAATGGTTTGAATATATTAACCCACCTGTATAATGGAAGATTTTTATAATATTAAAATATCACCGGAAACGATTCTTGGGGATTTATTCGTTGTTGATTATGAAGGGACACCCGTTGGTGTTTATTCTGCAATGACCCAAGTTGTTAGTTCGGGTGTTAATGGTAGTTCCTTATTAACCGGATTGACTATACCTATTTTGATTAGACAAAGTGCGGTTGATACCGGGTATTATAGTCCATTTGATGGTGCGGTATTACAAAAAAATGTTGTTGCAAATTTTATATTTTCTTCAACAACATCATCCCCTTACCTTTACAATGTTTATAATACGTCGGATGAGTTCCAAAAATTTTTAGATTTATCTTCATATAAGATTGATTGGGGTGACGGTTCCCCAAAACAAACTATCACTAATTACGCACCTAATTCAATTAATCACACATACCCTGTTGAGAATAAAGAATATACGATTAAATTAGAACAAACAAATCCTTGGGGCATTACCAGTGTTTCAAAAACAATAACGGTTCCATTTAGTGATGTTGTAATTTACAACCCACAGGGTGAAGCATTTTTTGCTCCTTCTTCAGGGAATTGGGTTGGGACTTCGGTATCTTATGATTATATATTTTCTGGGGATGCGATTAATGAAGTATCTGCTCAAACCTCTAACAATTATGTTTCAATACCGTTTACCGTATCAGGAATTACTAAGTCGAGAATTAATGAGTTAAAAATGTATGGTAATCCAACAATTAATGAACGAATTGGGGTTCCTGTGATTAGTAATGGTCAAATATGGGGAGCAATAACAGATGTTACTTCAATTTATACTGCTTATACAATTACTGAAATTAATTACTATGATTACATTGATGGTACCACAATTTATTTCGTACAATCATCAGGACTTACGGAAAATAATATAACTGCGGTTCCAATAACTAAAGATGAGGTATTACTCAAAGTTATTGACCAAGCACAGGTTCAAACTAATGTTTTTGTTGAAAGAGGTAAAAACTCCGCGTATGAGAGAATACAAAGATTAGGTGAGGTAGATAACCTTGGTGACATGATTAACTATGGGTTTGGGTTCTTCAATGTCATTAATAAAGAAAATTAACAGAAAAAAAAGAGATAAGGTATTTATGAATATGGAAACAAAAGTTTGTACTAAATGTTTAATTGAAAAATCATTGGATGATTTTTATTTAGAGAAAAAACTTTATAGGAGGAGTGAATGTAAAACGTGTAATATAAAACGTGTTTCAAAATGGATGGAACTTAATTCAGAGAAGAAAAAAGAGACAAGTCAAAATTGGTATAAAATAAACTCTGAAAAAGAAATCCAAAGAAGTAGAGAATGGAAAAAAAATAACCCTGATAAGGTAAAAGATTATAGTCAAAAATGGTATGAAAATAATTCTAAAAAATCTATTGAAAATTCATCAATTTGGAAAAAAAATAATATTGAAAAGATAAAGGAATATAGTAAACAATATAGAGAAAATAATATTGAAAAAATAATGGAATCTCACAAAAAATATCGAGAAAACAATCCTGAAAAAATAAAAGAAACCCTTAAGAAAAGTAATCAAAAACCAAAAAGAAAAATGTCAAGTAATATTAGACGAAGATTAAGTCAATATTTGAAACTTAACATTATAACTAAAAAAAATAAAACCTTTGAAATTGTAGGATGTACTCCGGAATTTCTTAAAGAACATTTGGAAAAACAATTTAAGGAGGGTATGTCTTGGGAAAATTATGGATTATATGGGTGGCATATAGACCACATAATACCATTATCTTCATCTAAAACTGAAGAAGAAATTTACCAACTTAGTTACTATACGAATCTTCAACCATTATGGGCTGAAGATAATTTAAAAAAAGGAAATAAAATATTAAAGACAATATAAAAAATGGCAATATCGTCGTATGGGACCGTCAGAGGTTCCGATGTCTCACCTGCAGATGTCGAAATTATACTAAATTACACTCCAAGTAGGGATGTGACAGACCAATTCGTTTTAACGAAGTTGGATGCTCAAACTATTTTACGACCTTACTTTGAAAACTCAGAAACGGGTGGGAATGCCGGTGTTGAAGTTTTAGGAGGGTTATATAATTTAACTTTACCTGCAAGTCAGTTTAACGCTTTAGGGTTTTACACCCTTTATTTGAGACCAGCACAAATTAGAACAACAATTACTGATTGCGGTGTTTTGAGTTCGTTACCCAACGTCAAAGGTTTAGTTATTGATTTGGCTAATGTCCCAACTCAGTATCAAAATAAATTTGTACCCCAAGGATTGGTTGGATTTCGTATTGAATATTTAAATCCGGACGGTTCAAAAATACCAAATTTCTTTAGAGTAATTACCTCAAGTTTTTATTGTGAACCTGTCGTAACAAATGAAGTTAATACACAACAAAAGGCGATTAGATATAGATATGTTGACGGGTCTTCAAACTTATTGTTTTTAACTTTATCACCATCATCATCACCGACTAACAAACCAAACGCAACACCGTTTATTGGACAACCAAGTCAAGATATTATTATTACTAATACGTTCTTTAACCCGGTTACTGTTGAAATAGAAATGGTTGAATATGATATTTCATCTCTTGCGATTGCTCTTTATGGAAACCAAAGTAAATCAATCGACGACGGGATTTACACAATCTATGATTCCGCAAATAACATTTTTAGACAATATAATTTATATGAGGTTAGAGACCAATTTAATGCGTTGTTATATGAAGTTAGACAGAATAGAAATAATAATATTGATTTTAGTAAAAACTTCACAAATATAACAACTTAATGGCAGTAACTGTAAATACGACAAAATATTTTTATCCGCCAAGACCCGGAAGTGGGGCTGCGACTTTTTCCGACAACATTGTAGGTTTACAAACGGTTGAAGGGGGAGGTCTAACGCAAGGTAATTTTGAATTTACTACTTCGGTTACAGAGAAGGTTAATAGAACTTTTAATGTAGGGGCATTTTCGGAACCCTTAAGTTTACAATCGTTAAATATAGATGATGTTAATGAGAGTAGGAGGATTATGGCAACACAATTTAGGGTTTATCCTAATTATGATGTTTCACAAGTCCTTAACTTTTCTATGTACGGTTCATTACGTAAAAGGTTACAAGTATCTGCAACTAAGGTAATTCATTATTTTCCAGCATCGTTAGATGTTATGTTTAGTAACTTGGAATTTGTTACAGGGTCAACCGCAATAAACATATCTTACGATTCAGTTAATGATGAAACTTATTTTGAAGTTAATGTCGACAGAATTAACAATCCTTTTGATATTGATTATTCGGTTAGTGCCTCAACAAATTTAAATTTACGAGAAATAGTAACATCTCCTTATCGAAATTTATACAATACTTATTTAGATTATTGCGTAAGTATAAATGACAATATTTTTAAAATTGTGTCATTCCAACCGTCTCAAACATTAAGTGATGGTTATATTTCGTTTTATGTTTCAGGAGCTCCTTTTGGAATAACGGCCACAACAATAAATGAGGATTATCAAATTAGGCCAAATGATTTAATTGCTGATAAGATTTTTGCAGAAAGTTTTGATGAAGTTGAAAAATTCTTATTAAATCGTTTAATTAGACCTGAATATACTGCGGTTTTTCAAGTACCTGCTCAAACAGAAAGTGGTGAATTTTACACGAATTACCAACAGGTTACTTGGCCTAAAGACGGTGTGTGGAATCTTGATATTCGTTCATTTTTATTTGACGATTATCTAACCCAACTTGATGAGATTGCGGTTAATTTAGATTCATTCAAAACAAATTTAATTTCAAGATTTTTGGTAACGGACTCTTTAAAAGAGTTTGATACTATGGGTCAAAAAGTTGAGAAAATATTTCAAATTTATGGTAGAAGTTTCGACCAAATAAAACAATTTATAGATGCTTTAGCTTACATGAATTCGGTTAATTATAACCCATCCAATGATATACCATCTCAATTACTTGTTAATTTGGCTCAAACATTAGGGTGGAGTTCTAATTTTTCTCCAATAACAGATGAAGATTTCTTAAGTTCTGTTTTTGGGAATACAGCAACACCAACATATCCGGGTTACGCTAGGGCTCTTACACCAACTGAGATAAACTATTCGTTTTATCGTAATTTAATTCTTAATGCCTCTTATCTTTTTAAATCAAAAGGAACTAGGAGGTCTGTTGAATTTATGTTGAGATTAATTGGTGCACCTGATTCATTAATTGAATTTAATGAACATATTTATTTGGCTGACCAAAAAATTAATTTAACGCAATTTGAGACTCAGTGGGCGTCAATTTCGGGGGGGACTTATGTTAATAAAGTTCCGTCTTATTTACCTGGTGATACTTACAAAATTCGTGGTCACATATATTCAGGTTATACCTCAAATGCGACATATGAGGATGTCTCAATTAGATTATCTGATTATCCTATTGATATTTTTGGATATCCAAAGGCCCCTGTTAATACTGAAAATTATTACTTCCAAATTGGTGCCGGTTGGTATGAATCAACTCCACAACATAGAAGTCCTGATGAGGTGGTTATTACGGGCGCCGTTTATACCGGTCAAAATTATAATATTCAAACACAATTACAACCATTCACTTACGGACAACCTTACTTAGACCGATTTAGGGATTTCCCATATATGACAGAAGGTTTTAAATTACAAAAAGTAATTGATAATAATAAGTCGTGGTTAGAAGAAGATAATAAAATAAGAGTTTCAGTTAATGGTGATTACAATGCTTATTATTATGTTGATAATGAGAAATTAGTCTTAAATGTTAAGAATGTTGATTTATTTTTAAATCCATCACAAGGTTTATTATACGATGTTTGGAAAGAGTCTGTTGAATATGATTATCCGTTTCCTGAATCGGGATTAACTGTTGGTTATCCGGTTCCTGGCGGAGTGGATTGGACATATATTAATCCTGAACCAAAAAAGAAAACATTCTTTGAATTCTCACAAACATTTTGGGAAAATATGATTAATGTTAGAAATCGACAATATATTACTGACGGTAAAACAGGCGGATATCCGGTACTCCAATCAATTTGGTGGAAATACATAGAATCTGAACAAACTGTTGGATTACCAAATAACAAATATACTTATCAAAAATTAATTGATTATGTAAATGGTATTGGTCCTTACTGGATGAAGTTAGCGGAACAAATGATTCCTGCCACAACAATTTGGAATTCAGGTGTTAAAATGGAGAACTCTATCTTACATAAACAAAAATTTGTTTATAGAAGACAACGAGGTTGTCAATTTATTCCGGTTCCTGTTGACCCTTGTTATATAATTTCAAACATATTCGATTATACTTGTACAACAGAATATGTTGATTATAATATATATGCTTGGTCAAATGGGGATGTTAATGTTGGAAACTTTAATAGTATTTTGGCGAATAGAGTTAATAATATGATTGCTGAAAGTGGGTATACTTTAAACGATTGTATTCAAAATTCGGTTCAAACTGAATGGTACGTGGATTTAAGAATTAATGATGATTTGTTAATTAAGGAGCCATTTTATGTTGGGTATGGATATACTGATGCCCCAACAAATATCATGTGGAGAAATGCTTTAATTGAATATCTTCCATTGTTATACGACTATGGGTTTACATATTTTTTAAATGGAAACATTTTAACTGTCACAAGTCTAACTTGTACTCAAAGAAATATTAATGAAATACTTACATTAAATGTAGGTATACAAATAAACATAAATTGTGATAGTATTTAATGAATTTTAATTATAATATAAATGTAACGGGTGATTGCACTAATAATCAAACAGGGTCGTTTAATTTATCTTTATCTGGAGCTACACCTCCATATACCGTGCAAATTATTAGCCCATATGTTAGTGGACCTGTATTAACTAATAACTCATATATCCAAACAAACTTAAGCGCGGAAACGTATGTTTTATTAGTAAACGATAGTACTCTCCCCTCAAATTACCAAGAATATATCAATATACCAATATCTAATGGGGTTTGTTGTTCAATATTAGGGGTTAAAAATACTACTTGTAGTGGAGATGATGGAATGGTTACGGGAACTTCAACTTCTAACTTCTCTTCTACTATATTTAGTGTTTACACGTCAACAGATACTTTTGTAATGTCCGCCAACACAAATGTTTCAAACATTGTTTTTGGTAACTTAAGTGCGGGCACTTATTATTTAACTTCATTGGATTTAGGAGGGTGTTTAGGTAGAAGTCCGAGTTTTATAATTGAGGAGTCAATACCTTTAAATTATGGTTTATATGTTGTCCCAAATTCAAGCTGTGGTGGAACACCTATAGGTAAAATAACTATTACAGGAACAACAGGTTCTCCCCCTTATAGTTATTTATGGAATAACGGGCAAACAGGGTCAACAATCACAGGGTTAACGGAGGGTATTTACTCTGTTAGTGTTAGTGATTCCTATGGGTGTGTGGTGACTAAAGACGGTACGATAACTAATATTAACCCAATTGGGTTTGGTGTTTTTACTGCGACCCCACCGGGTTGTTTTTCTAGCGATGGTGTGTTAAGTTTAACCATTACAGGGGGAACCTCACCATATTATTATTCGGCATCGACAGGGGATGTATCAATTTCATATTCTAACACATTTAGTATTAGTGGTTTATCTGCAGGACCTTATTCATTTCAAGTTACCGACGCAGGGTTATGCCAGACCTTTGCGACAACGACATTAGTGTCTCCATCAGGTATCCAATCAGTTACTATTAATGGGGTTAATTCAACTTGTTCAAGTAGTAATGGACAAATTACGGTATCTGTTGTTGGAGGTTCATCACCATTTACGTATACTTTAATTAATCCTGGTGGAAGTACTATTAATGTTAGTACTAATCAAACAACTCAAATATATACTAATTTAATTTCCGGAACTTATAGTGTTGCAGTTAGTGATAGTTTAGGGTGTTCTTATGTTGAAGAAGTAACGATTATTGCGGAAAATAAATACACCATCTCAACTCAAGTTACGGGAACAACTTGTGGACAATCGAACGGCTCAATTACTATAAGTACGACTTCAGGTGCTACATTACCAATTGATTACTCAATTGACAATGGTTTATATGATATTATTGATACTAGTTTAACATCAGTGACATTTAATAATTTAGTTGCTGGTAATCATGTTGTTACTGTTTCTGACGCAACTAATTGTATTCAAACAAGTAATGTTTTAATAAATGGGAGTGTTCCATTAGATTTCTCACTTTATAGCACATCTTGTGGAACAGGGAGTTCAGGTAAAATTACTGCGTTTATTAATCAAGGTGTTCCCCCATTTAATTTTGATTGGTCAGACAATGTCCCTGGCAACCCGCAACAAATCCAAGTTTCTGGATTAACAGGGGGAACTTATAGTTTAATTCTTGTCGGTGGAAATGGGTGTTCACTATCTCGTACAACAACAATTAGTTGTTATGAAAATTTAACATCATATCAAACATATGTTATGGGGTCAGAAATTTTTAATATTACATCACCAACTAAATTCGGTTTATTACAAATGTTAAATGAAGGTTTTTATGATTTAACATTGGATAACACTGGATGTGAATTAAATGGGGCGACTTTCACTGCTAAAGTCTCAGTAACACCATTAAATTTAACCACAAGTGAAGAATTTTACACTTCAACGTCATTAATCGACGCTCCTCAAGATAACCTTTATTATGATACGATAACTCAATTACTGTTGAGTATACCCGGAGTTGGAAAGGTGGAAACTAACCCAACTGAAAATTTAATTACAATTGAGACTACAAGAGGTGATAATACATTGCAAGGTCAAGAAATTGTAATTGATTTGATAATTGAATATGATATAATTTGTTTGACATGACACAAGTAAGAATAAATGAAATTTCGGGGGGTACATATCCTGTTGACATTTTCATTGCGGATGTTTATGGTAATAATAAATCTTTAATTGGTGCTATTCTTTCAGGACCAGTCCCTCCGACAGTATCTTATAATACTGTGATTCCTTCTATTTTCGATACGGCGCCCGAAGTTATGTTATTAATGGTTGATTCTGTCGGATGTGAAGTTTTCAAAATTCTAAATTGTAGTGAGGGATGTGCATTTGAAATTACTATAATATTGGCGGATTGTGAAATGAATGTGACTATCTCTAAGTTAAATCCGTGAAACTAAATTTTTAAATTCAATTTTTAGTTGCTAAATTAAAACTTTTGAGGTATTTATTATAAAATATTAATAGTGGCCATATATTCAATTACCGTAATTAATACCGCGTCCGGTTGTGATAATGAAATAGTACAAGCGTTGGCAGTAACTTCATGTTCTTCTTATCTTATTAAGGTTAGTCCGGATTCTCCGGCGTTAGGCCCTTTTGACATTTACGTTAATGATATACTTTATTATTCCGGTGTAACATTAGAAGAAATGTTAATTGGAGTAGTTATTGAGCTTCAATGTGTGACTCCGACAACTACTCCTACTCAAACCCCTACTCAAACTCCTACCCCTACTCAAACTCCGACAAATACTCCGACAAATACTCCAACTCAAACAAATACTCCAACTCAAACAAATACTCCAACTCAAACACCAACACCAAGTGGGGCTGCGTTTTTAGGTTATATATTCCCTGAACCACAAGATAGTACTTCATTGAATGATTTAGGGTCATACATGTACAATACTGGTGCAACTGCATTCTTTGGGTGGGGTAACAGTGGTACACCGGCAGGTTCCAGTTATGCTGACGATATGGCTTTATACGTACAATATTCGGGATGGACTGGTTCATCGGGTAATTTTGTTACAAATATATCCACATTTTCGGGGACTATTATGCAATCATCAGGAGGTGGAACTGATTCATACGGGTGTCCTCAAAATCAATACACTTTAGGTAGTGTACCAATTTTACCATCACAAATAAATTCGTCAATACAATACACCTATACCGTTTGGATTCCGCTTAATGGAGTTGGTGGTGCTCTTAATAATATGACTTTAGATGTTGGTATTGGAAGTGCTTGTTCAACTTCGATAATTAATGACGGAATTCCTGATGCGGTAAATGCATCTGTCAATGTTATAGTACCGTCAGGTTGTGTTATTCCTTCAGGGGTATATCGAATATTATGGATGATTGAATTATGTTCACAACCATCGTCGCCACCATTAACAAATACCCTATGGATTAAAGGGGATATTAAATCATAATAATTAAATAATAAAATAAAAATATGTCATTCCCTTATAAAAACCCTTTAACCTCAGCCCAATTATCCGGTACTCAAAGTGCTGATAGAACCAGTACTTTTGGTACAAATTTTTCAGTATTAAGTACTGGGGGGTATATGGAAGTTTACAATTTAAATGACCTTAATTTAATATTAACTGCATCGACATATCCATCAAATATTCAATTATCTGCAAATACAATTCCAATAAATTTCACAAAAGGGTCTAACCCTTTATCCTCACCTGATTTTATTACTTTAAACTCAGATAATATTTCCTCAGGAAGAAGAAGACTTGGTATGTTAGTGTTTGTTCAAGAAACAAATACTGTTTACCAATATAATATACCGAATTATGAATCTTTATGGGCTGCGGTTAGCGGACAAACACCTGTAACAGTAACTGAATCAAATTATTCGACTATTGTTAGAAGTAATACCACGGAAGGAACTGCGTTTGTCAATGCTTGGACCGCATCAACAATTGAAAATGTCAATGGTGTGTCAAGAAATGATGCTCGTTGGAAAATATTTTATGCGGGAGGAGCTCAAGTCTCAGGTGCGACTTATTTTTCCGCAACCTCAACATTAGAATTATATAATGTTACGGGAGGAACAGTACCTGTTACAGGATTTACAAGTGGTGAGATAAGTGTTTCTGCAAATACTGGGTTAGGTATTAGTGAGGGAACTATATTATATACAACCTATAATACTTTATTATCACCAACATTAGTGATGCCAACTGATGTAGGGGGAATTCCCTCCGGAACCACAGTTAGTAGTTTAAGTGGGAATACTTTTGTCAGTTTATTTAATGACTTATTATTTCCAACAGTACTACCAACATATACAATACCGACAATTTCAATAGGGGGGGTTTCTAATACTCTTGCTGAGGTGGGTTCAACTATCTCGTTATCATTGACGGCAACAGGTGTTAAAAATGATGCAGGACGATACACTCAATTACGATTATTAAGAGACGGTAATCCGATTTTCACTGACACAACTTTAACTAGTGGGTTTACAACTAATATACCTAGTCAATTCGGATATACAGACCCCAATAATCCAAATATATCATATACTATAAGTCCAACACCTTATTCTGAAGTGTATACACTACCGGCGCCTACAGGATTAAATACAACAACCTTAACTGTATATAAATCTGATGGTAATTATTTTACTGGATTGGCTAAACAAAATAATAAAGGCTCAACTGATGTCAGAGCTTCACAAGTTAGAAGTGTTAATGCACCACAATCCGCATCAACTAATTACGATAGTACAACATTTACTTATAATAATATATACCCATTTTTTTGGGGGGTATCCACAACACAACCGACAACTTCAAGTATTGCGTCACTTATTTCAAGTGGGAGTGCTAATAAAATTTTATTAAGTGCTGCGGGAACGATAATAATACCATTTGCTGCGGTTTCGAAATATTTGTGGTTTGCAACATTTGATAATTACCCGGATAAAACTAAATGGTATGTAGATGCGTTAAATAACGGGAATATAGGGGGGTTAACAAATTTATTTCAATCACCGGTTTTACAATCAGTAAATAGTCCTGATGGGTATTGGTCAGGAATAAATTTTGATATATATATTAGTAATTATCAAACAACTAACACATCAATGCAATTAAGAAACTTATAATAATATGGCAATTATAATTAATGACAATTTAGAAACATTTTCACCTAAATCATTAGACACTCGATACGGACCGTGGACTAGTACCACTGAAGCTAATAATAGTATTATTATTGCAAATAGGTATATTGGTTTATCTGTTGGTATTATAACCGGAACAACAACATATAATGGAGGTAGATATGTAACCTCTAATACAGGAATATTAGAATATTGGTATTATACAGGTATTACAAATACGGATTTAGTTATGAAAGTTAGTGCTGATACCCGTCCATCCGCGGTTATTATATCAGGAACTGGCACTAACTCATCAGTTAGATGTGGCGTTAGTAATATCGCGTCAGGTGCTTATTCTGCGTCTTTAGGTGGAAGTGGAAACACAACAAACGCTAGAATGTCATTTATTGGTGGTGGTAATAGAAACGTAATTCAATCACCAATAAATGAATGTTGTTCTTTGGGTACGACAATAGGTGGTGGTATTGGACACAATACTTCAGGTGGAACATTTAATGCGACCACAGGTATTTTATCAGGAGTAATTACTTGTTGTAATGCTGGAAAATTATCAACGATAAGTGGTGGTTTAAGAAACTGTGCAACAGGATATATTTCAACAATATCAGGTGGTAATAACAATTCTGCAAGTGGAAGTAATGCAACAATTGGAGGTGGTTCTTTTAATACTGCTTCTGGTTGTCAGGCAACAATAGGAGGTGGTAGTTCTAATAACGCTACTTCGAACCATTCATCAATTGGTGGTGGTGTATTAAATATTGCTTCTGGTTGTCGTTCAACAATTGCTGGTGGTTATTCCAATGATGCTACTGGTGCGTATTCAACAGTAGGTGGTGGTAGATGTAATTATGCTTCTGGAACAAATTCAACAGTTGGAGGTGGTGTTTGTAATTTTACTTCTGATGGTTTTTCAACAATTGGAGGGGGAACAAATAATACCGCTTCTGCTACTTATTCAACAATTGGAGCTGGTTGTTGCAACATAACAAATTCAAGATTTTCAGTTATTGCTGGAGGACAAAGAAACATAATTCAATCCCCTACAAATCCTTATTGCTCTTTAGGGGTAACAATTGGTGGCGGTATTGGTCATAATACTAATGGAGGAACATTTAATACTACTACTGGAAATTTAACTGGTGTAATTACTTGTTGTGATGCTGGTAGATTATCAACTATTGGGGGTGGATTTAGAAACTGTGCAACAGGAGCTTGTTCAACAATTGGTGGAGGTAAATGTAACTCATCATCAGGTTACCAATCAACAATTGGTGGTGGTTATCAAAACTGTGCTTCAAATACTTATTCAACAGTTGGGGGGGGATTTAATAATATTGCGTCAAATCTTAATTCTACGATTAGTGGTGGATATAGTAATGATGCTACTGGACTTAGTTCTACAATCGGTGGTGGTTCGTATAATACTTCTTCAAATAATTATTCAACAATTGGTGGAGGTAAATGTAACTCATCATCAGGTTACCAATCAACAATTGGTGGTGGTCAATGTAATCTTTCATCCGGACAAAATTCATTCATTGGTGGTGGTCAATGTAACTCATCACTTGGGAATTGGTCAACAATTGGTGGTGGCTCGTATAATACTTCTTCAAATAATTATTCAACAATTGGTGGGGGTGTAACAAATTGTGCGTATGGTTATACTTCAACAATTGGTGGAGGTCGTGGTAATACCGCTTCTTGTACTTACTCAACAATTGGTGGGGGTAGTTCTAATCTTGCTTATGGGGTTAATTCTACAATTGGGGGTGGTTATCAAAACTGTGCAACAGGAGCTTGTTCAACAATTGGAGGTGGCCGAAATAATACCGTATCAACTGCATATTCAACAATTGGTGGGGGTGTAACAAATGGTGCGTCTGGTGATGGTTCAACAATTGCTGGTGGGGTTTTCAATAATACTATTGGATGTGCGTCAACAATTGGTGGAGGAAGATGTAATTCATCACTTGGAAATTGGTCAACAATTGGTGGTGGTTATCAAAACTGTGCTTCAAATACTTATTCAACAGTTGGGGGGGGATTTAATAATATTGCGTCAAATCTTAATTCTACGATTAGTGGTGGATATAGTAATGATGCTACTGGACTTAGTTCTACAATCGGTGGTGGTTCGTATAATACTTCTTCAAATAATTATTCAACAATTGGTGGAGGTAAATGTAACTCATCATCAGGTTACCAATCAACAATTGGTGGTGGTTATTGTAATCTTTCATCCGGACAAAATTCATTCATTGGTGGTGGTCAATGTAACTCATCATCAGGGTTAACATCGTTTATCGGTGGCGGTTGTGGTAATACTTCTTCAAATAATTATTCAACAATTGGTGGTGGTTCTTGTAACACTGCTTGTGGTACTTATTCAACAATTGCTGGAGGTAATTATAATATTGCAAATAATTGTTATTCGACAGTTGGGGGTGGCCAGGAAAACACCGCTTATGGTATCCGTTCAACAGTTAGTGGAGGGTTTTATAACAAGGCTTGTTGTACTCATTCAACCGTTGGTGGTGGTCGTCAAAATATTTCTAACGGATTTTGTTCAACAATCGGAGGAGGTTTTAATAATCTTGTTTCAGGGTCTACCTCAACAATCAGTGGTGGTCGATGTAACTCATCATCAGGTACCACATCATTTATCGGTGGTGGTTATTCAAACAGAATTTTTCCATCTCAAAATTTTAATTACTCTTACCCAAGAGTAGGTGATGTTATTAATGGTGGGAATAGGAATACTATTAATACTAATGTTTATAATAGTGTCGCAGCAAGTACTGGTGGTAATACAATATCTGGAGGTTACTGTAATACTTCAACCCCTAATATTGGTTTCACAACCATTGGTGGGGGACGATGTAATCAAACTTTCGGTGATTTCTCAACAATTGGTGGTGGTGGAGAAAACGGTACAACAGGGTATTATTCAACAATTGGTGGAGGTAAATGTAACTCATCATTAGGTTACCAATCAACAATTGGTGGTGGTTATTGTAATCTTTCATCCGGACAAAATTCATTCATTGGTGGTGGTCGATGTAACTCATCATTAGGGTTAACATCGTTTATCGGAGGCGGATATTGTAATATTACAAACGCTAAATTCTCACAAATTGGTGGTGGACAAAGAAATATAATTCAATCAACGCCTAATGAATGTTGTTCATTAGGGGCGACAATTGGTGGAGGTATTGGACATAATACTTCAGGTGGAACATTTGATGCGACTACGGGAGATTTAACTGGGTCAATTAATTGTTGTAACGCCGGTAAACTATCGACAATTGGAGGTGGATTTAGAAACTGTGCAACAGCTGGTTATACTTTTATTGGCGGAGGTAGTTTTAACACATCACGAGGAGTTTACTCAACTATTGTCGGTGGTTGTCGTAATAGTGTGGGAGCAAGGTTCTCACAAATTGGTGGTGGACAAAGAAATATAATTCAATCAACGCCTAATGAATGTTGTTCATTAGGCGCAACAATTGGTGGTGGTATTGGACACAATACTTCGGGTGGAACATTTAATGTAACTACAGGTATATTATCAGGGGCAATTGTTTGTTGTAATGCCGGTAGACTATCGACAATTGGAGGTGGATTTAGAAACTGTGCAACAGGGTACTTCTCAACAATTGGTGGAGGTAAATGTAATACCGCTTCCGGTTGCCAATCATTTGTTGGAGGTGGTAGTATCAACAGGTCTTTTGGTAATGGGTCAACAATTGGGGGTGGATATGGTAACAAAATTGATATAATTTCCTGCTATTCGACTATCGGAGGTGGATTTCAAAATAACATTTATTCAACAAATTCATCAATACTTGGAGGTATGTGCAATACAATCCCTTCATCATTTAATAATAGTCATATTATAGGTAATAATCTTACGGCAAACAGAAGTTGTACAACATTTGTTAATAATCTTAATATTGATAAAAATAAAATATTTACAGTTCCAACTACTAATGGTGGTGCGGGAGAGGTCATTTACTTCGGTTCTGGCACATTAGTTGCTGGTTCGGTTTATTATTACAGTTCAGGAGGTATTTGGACAGCAGCAAATGCAACTACTGTTTCTGGGTCGACAGGATTATTAGGTATTGCTTTAGGCACTACAGTTGCTGATGGAATATTACTACGAGGTTATGCTAAATTTAGTACAACGTCATTTACTAGTATGACTTTAGGTTCTATACAATATGTGTCAACAACTGCGGGAGGGTTTAGCTCAACATCTCCACCGGCATCCGGTAATAATGTTAGAATCATTGGTTATTGTACCGACGCGATAAATGATATACTCTATTTCTGTCCGGATAATAGTTGGGTTGAAGTACTGTAAATTTAAATAAATGACACAATTACTTAAAAAATTTGATGATGTGTTGTTAACCTCTATGAAAAGGGTTAACAACAATCTTATATCGAACACCATTAGAATTAATGGTGTTTTATTACCAGCTCCAACACCAACGGCAACACCGACTAACACACAAACACCGACTAACACACAAACACCCACAAATACTCCAACAAATACAACGACACCCACAAATACTCAAACACCAACAAATACACCAACAAATACACCAACACAAACAGGAACTCCAACACAAACACCAACAAATACTTCAAGTCAAACGCCAACAAATACACCAACACAAACACAAACACCAACAAATACTTCAAGTCAAACACCAACAAATACACCAACACAAACACCAACAAATACTTCAAGTCAAACGCCAACAAATACACCAACACAAACACCAACCCAAACCCCAACCCAAACACCGACAAATACTCCAAGTCAAACAGCGACTCCTACCCAAACACCAACAAATACCCCAAGTCAAACAGGAACTCCAACACAAACACCAACACAAACACCAACACCAACTAATGTACCAATAATAAATGACGTGGATTATCTTGTTTTTAAATATAATTTTGAAATAACATCAGGGACGGATTTAGATACTTTAACAACATTATATGTAAATGGAAATACGACGCCATATTCAAATAATAGTAATCCTGTGGGTTATTGTGTTAATGGTGTTTTAAATTCCGGTGTGTGGGTAGGCCCTAATTTATGGTGGGGGGGAGATAATAGAGGATATGGGACAGAAAGTGTTTATGTTGACGTTGAAACTTTAAGGATTAACGGACTTGTTGATAGTATTCAAATTAATTGCGAGGCTAATTGGTTTAGTACAGTAGGTGATGGTATGATTGGATTACAAATGTTTGCTTATTCGGGAGGTACAATGGTTAGTAATGGTGATTACGGATTTAATAATGTTGGAGGAATCTTATTGGGTAATTATGATTTCCCTGATGTAGACATAACACTTTTTAATAATACATGTACCGGTACCCAGTGCGTTGGTTTATATGGGTATAATTTATTAACAGGGGTATTTACAGTTCAACCTTGTATTATCCCGCCAACTCCTACTCAAACTCAAACTCAAACTCAAACACCAACACCAACACCAACAACGACCCCAACTCCTACAACTACATCAATAACTTCAACAGGACAAGTTTTTATTAATAATGTTGACACTTTTGGAAGTATTGGTGATGTACAAGTAAACTCAATTTCCATTATTACAACCTCAGGAACATTTCCAGTATTAGGAGGAGAAAATGCTATAGGGAATTATGGAGGTGCAATACCAGGACTTTCTACAGTAGGGGTATTTGTTTCTGTGTCAACAGATGCTCCCGTAAATCTTTCATTAAATACTGGGTACAATGAATGTATTTTAACTCCAGGTTATGTAGAATTTATAGGAGTAGATTTATCAACAAATGCGGATATAACAATAACTCTTCAGCCTCAAGGGTCAACATGTTTATAATAATAAAATGGTAATCACTATGAGTGTAAAAAACATACGTATTAATTAATATTAATTAGAATAGAAACTGATTCTTAATTTATTTAAAATTGTTTACAATATCCATTATCTTTTTATTTTTAAACAAAAAGATAATGGGTAAAACAATTTTTTTTAATTCATCACTCCCACGAGCGGGTTCAACATTATTCCAAAACCTAATTGGTCAAAATCCGGAATTTTATGTTACTCCTACTTCAGGGTTGATTGAATTAATTTTCGGAGCAAAAAATCATTACAACAATTCCCAAGAGATTAGAGCTCAAGATGCGGATTTAATGGATAAAGCGTTTATTAATTTTTGTCGTGATGGGATGCAAGGTTTCTTTAAACCATTAACTGACAAACCTTTTGTTTTAGATAAAAGTCGAGGGTGGGGAATACATTACCAATTAATAAATCTTTTCCAAGAAAGACCAAAAATTGTGTGTATGGTGAGAGACATTAGAAGTATCTACTCTTCAATGGAAAAAAACTTTAGAAAAAACCCAACCAAAGAAAACCATGTTCAAAACCCTAACGAACTTATAGGGACAACCTTAAATAAAAGGATTGATATTTGGGGTGGAGGAGCACCGGTCGGTATCTCTGTTGACCGACTCCAAGATATAATCCAACAAGGATTGGATTCTAATATCTTATTTATCCGTTATGAAGACTTAATGGATAATCCTGAAGAGGAACTTAGAAAGTTTTACAATTACATTGAATTACCTTACTATGAAGGTCATAATTTTCAAACTATTGAACAAATTACTCACGAAAATGATGTGGTACATGGAATATATGGGGACCATAAACTCCGAACAGAATTTAAAAGAAAACCGGACGATTTTAATGAAATTTTAGGTTATGAAAATTGTGAAAGAATAAAACGACATTATCAATGGTTTTACAACTATTTTGGTTATGTATAATTAATAAAAAATAAGAAATGAATATAATATTTACTATCGATGGTGGATTAGGAAAATCCATTATGAGTACAGCGGTTTTAAGCGCAATAAAAAAACAATACTCTAATGCCTATATTATTGTTATTACTGGATATCCGGATGTTTTTATTGCAAATCCAAATGTAAATAAAGTGTTAAATCATACACAAACCAACGGGATATATAAAAAATACATAATGAATAAAGATTGTAAGGTGTTTGTTTCTGACCCCTACAATACTAGTGATTACATTACAGAATCCAAACACTTAATTGAAATTTGGTGTGAGATGTTTGGTATTACTTATAACGGAGAACAACCCGAACTGTTCATCTCAAAATCGGAAAGACAATATTTTGAAAATTTTTATAAGACGGACAAACCAATTTTCGCTATTCAAACTAATGGCGGTGGAGTAGGTCAACCATTACAATATAGTTGGACTCGAGATATTCCACAAACAGTTGTTGAAGAAATTATTAGTCAATTCAAAGACAAATACACAATTCTTCATATTAAACGAGAAGACCAATTATCTTATCCGGATACTTTACAAGCGTTAGATTCTTTTAGAAGTATTGCAATTCTTTTAACCTTATCTGAAAAAAGGTTATTAATAGATTCAAGTGCGATGCATATGGCTCAGGCTCTTGGACTTTCATCTGTAGTTATGTGGGTAGGAACTAATCCAAAAATATTTGGATATGAAAATAACCAAAATATTGTTGCAAATGCTCCCACAAGAGAAATAAATTTAGAACATAATTATTATGCTAAACATTTGTTGTTTGAAGATTTGGGGACCATTCCTTATAACGATTTGAATGAGATGTTTGATATAGATATAATCATTAACGCAATAAAATCCTTGTAAACAATATAATTTTTAAAGATTTTAAGGGTGAAGTTAGTACATCAATGAAAAAATAAAAAAGGGGTAGTAGCGAGCTTCCCCCTTTATTTTGTTACCATTACTGATAACGGTCCTAAATGTCCTCTTTAAGAGGTTTTCGATTTTCATTAACTTTATAAAATTTTAAAAGTTTTAATGAATCAATATATTGTTTCTCAAGTCTATCTAATTCGTCAATTGACGTAACGCCCTCACAAGCATTGTTATAATTTTCTTCAGATTCTTGAATAATTTTCTGTATCGTGGAAAGAAGTTTCATATAATATAAATATTCCCTAACCCTGTCTTTATTTGTTTTTCAATAAAACTATATTTCTTTTGTATAAAACTCACTATTGGGTTATTTATAGTAAAACAAATTTGAATGGCTTGTAATTTTTATGACATAACGATAGGTGCCCTTGATTTAGCGGACGCGACAGGAAATTCCGACCCATTACTTAATGGTGTTGTATTTGTTGATTATTTTAATTGTGATAATATTAATCAGAATGGTTCATATTCCGAGGCGGGGGTTTATTTAAATAGTATATGTGCTAGTGATGTTCAAACTCCGGTAATTTATTATTATAAAGATAATTTAGGTTTAATTGCAACGAATAGTACTACGGACATACAAGGTCCTTGTGACATTGAAGTGACACCCACACCAACCACAACGACTACACCAACAAATACTCCAACCCCAACAAATACTCCAACCCCAACAAGTGGTAATATTGTTCAATTTCAAAGTTGTAGTAATCCGTTAATTAAATTTAGGTTTGTCGATTTACCCTCAATTCTTGTTATTGGTACCACTTATTTAATTACAGATACTTTATTTAATGAATGTGCAACTGTTATAACTTATGATGGTTCGGGTCCAATATATAATGGGACGGGAGTTAGTTTTGTACAAGTTTCTTCAGGTTGTGAGGATATTGCTTGTCCAACAACACCCGATTTACCTTGTCCTAATAGTATATATTGTTTTAACACAACATTACCCGCTTTAACGGGTTACAGTGGAAATTATACTGAGACGGGATACTATAATGATAAACAATATTACTCGGGAGATTCAATTACAACATCATTTATTTATTACACAGGAATATATTGGTGTTTAAGTGATAGTTTAGGTGGCGATTGTATTTTACAAGGTGCGACACCCTGTAAATCAATATGTCCCGACATTTCAGCAACGGATTTCAATGTAGGAGAGTGCCCACCTCCAACTCCATTACCAATCGATTGTACGACATTTGATTTTGAAGCTTATTTTGATTGTGGTTGGGAACCAACACCAACATTAACCATTACTCCAACTAACACTCCAACTAACACTCCAACTAACACTCCAACACCAACAAGTAATCCTTGTTTAGGTACCGCAGTATCGTTTAGTTTAAGTGGGTATACTCCGGTAAGTCCTACTGTGACAGTTACACCTACTGTCATGCCGACACCTAACATTCCTGTTGGAGGTCAAGTAACTTTTAATATGTTAGAAAGTGTCTTCAGTTGTGTGTCCGTTAAGGTATTAATCATTTGTGAAACAGGGGTTGAGGTATATACCTCAGATAGTTTAGTTTATATGGGACTCCCAATTAGTGTAGGTACTACAATGTTGGCGATGGTGAACGGAGAACAAAAATGTATAACATATATTAGAGATGATTTCGACTACTCATCAAATACTACTGTTGGAGATATTTACAATGTTTATGGTAATTGTAGTAATTGTTCAATATTACCAACTCCAACTCCAACCCCAACAAATACTAATACTCAAACACCTACAAATACTCCCACCCCTACTCAAACACCCACCCCTAGCTCAACTTTTGGTACGACACCTCCCCCTACTCCAACAATAACGTCAACACCAACAAAAACCCCAACACCAACACCAAATTGGGTATATGTATTTCAAACTTGTCAACCGGTATTTTTCCAAACACAGAATTCAATGGTAATACAAACATTACCTCACGGTTCATTAATTGTTGGTGAAACAATTAAAGATATTCTTGGTTCTTGTTGGACTTATCTTGGTAGATATAATACAGGATATATTCCACCTACAAATGTAATTTCAATTACATTCCAAGGGGATAATTTTAGTTCAATAACGACTAAATTTAGTGACTGTACCTCTTGTGGAGTTCCGGTTATTATACCTTCAACTAATAAGTTTTTATATGAAAGTTGTTATGTTATTTCAGGAAATGTTTATAAGACTCAAGTAGTTCAAACAGTACAACACCCTGGAATAACAACAATTGGGCAGGTAATTAAAAGCCCTGAGATTTTTGGGAATTGTTTTACATATTTAGGGGAAGTACCTGAAACTTATACTATTCCGGGTAATTTTGTCCCTATTGTTCAAACCGGAGATTATTTTGCAAGTTCAATTGGTGTATCTGATACTACCATATATCCTGATTGTAGTACCTGTTTTTATGTTGGTCCAATAGACCCTGGTCCGGGAGGAGGTACACAACAAAAAATCATATGTGATTTGTTATATCACCAAGGATACTTACCTAAAGAAATTTGGGAAGCGGATGAGAAGTTTGGTAGATTGATGTTAAAAACAAATAAAAAAGGAATGTTTGGATATTTGACTTGGGCTAAACCCGTGGTTAATTTCTTAACTAAGAACCCACAATATTCGAAATATTTCTATTTAATAACAAAACCTTGGTCTGAACACATGGCATATATGATGGGTGTATTACCTGAGGATAATAAACTTGGAAAAGTAATACATTATTTTGGTAATAAATTCTCACTTATGGTTTATGAATTTATCACATCTAAGAAAAAAAGAAGAAAAAATAAATAATGGCAATACAAGTAACAATTAATAGTATAACAGGACAATCACCCTATAACCTTTACATATGTCAAAGTAATGGGAGTGGTTGTTTCTATGTGACAACAATAACCACAACGCCGTATGTGTTTAATATACCATCACCATATGATACATCATCATCTTATATGTTGAAGGTGGTGGATGCAAATAACTGTACAATAAGCGGAATTGAAAGTGTAATATAAGTCAATTAGTAGTAATAATACTATACTTGGGTTATTATATTATCATAAAAAAAAAATAAAGTTATAATTATAAAATAAGATGAATAAAATGAATAAAATATAATGGCTTGTAGTTTTTATGACATAACGATAAGTGCTATTGATTTGGCAGACGCGACGGGCAATTCTGACCCATTACTTAATGGAGTTGTATTTGTTAATTATTTTGATTGTGTTGATATTAATCAGGATGACCCATATACTGATAGTGGGTATTACCCAAATAGTATATGTGTTAGTGATGTACAAACTCCTGTAATTTTTTATTACAAAAATAATTCAGCGTCTTTTACCACAAATAGTACTGTGGAGATGACAAACCCTTGCTCTATTGGGGTAACTCCGACACCAACTAATACCTCGACACAAACACCAACTAATACGACAACAAACACACAAACACCAACTAATACACCAACACCAACTAATACACCAACAAACACGCAAACACCTTCAAGTCCCCCAATTATTTGCGGGTTAGGGATAACAACGGGAACGTATTATTATACGGATTGTTGTGGTATCTTTGTTCAAGGAATCCAAATTGGTCTTGAAGTATCGTTTAATTATACTAAACCATTTGGAGGAGTAACGAAATTAAATACGAGAACAACGGTCATTTGTTCAACCCCGACCCCAACCCCAACTCCAACAATTACACCAACAAATACTGTAACACCAACAATTACGACGACAAATACTGTAACACCAACACCAACTAATACCTCTACCCCAACGCCATCAAATACTCCGGTAATAAGATTGAAGAATGAATGTGACGTTATCACTTTATTTGATATGGGTATTAGTTGTAATATAATACAATCGCCAACAAATAGCAATCCGTTAGGGGGGATTTTATCAATAAATGTTACAGGTGGTACGGCACCATATTCTTTCTTTTGGGAAGGAGGTCAACGAAGTCAAACTTTATTTGGGGTTCCGGCTGGTACTTATGAAGTTGTCGTTACAGATTATGATTGGCCTGACGGTAGTCCTGATTATACCGCAACAACAATTTGTGAATTACTCGGACCAATTCCTTCATTAACTCCAACAATGACACCATCACCGACTCCAACATCACCAGTTCAATGTGTTGATTTATGTTTAATAGCAATTGGAACTGGCGTTCCAAATTTCGGTCCAATACAATTTGTTTGTAATGGAACTCAAAATGGTCGATTTAAATGGTCAAGCGTTGGGTACGATATTGTTTGGAGTATTAATAATAATAGATGGGAAATCTACATTATTGGTACAAACAATCCATTAACCTTGGGCGGTGGTGTAGTTATTAGCACTACTGTTGATGTAATACCTGATTCTGCTTGGGTCGTATTAGGAGGGGATGAACAATATTCCATAACAATGAGTAAAGGGGGATGTCCTCCGGTAATTCCATTACAAGTTAGTGTTAGTAAAACAAACAGTTCTTGTCAAGGAACCATAAATTGTAATGGTAGTATATCAATATTTGCTCAGAATGGAACTTCACCTTATTCATATAGTATTAATGGAGGGATAACATCTAATTCAAATAATACTTTTACCAATTTATGTCCAAACACATATACCGTAGTTGTTTATGATTCAGAAAATAATTCACAAACAACTACAGTGACAATTGGGTATGATTCGATACCTGTAACTTATCAATTGTCATTGGCGAATGTTGGTGTTGCAACAACAACTTCAGTTCCAAATGTTTCTCAAACAGTTACTCAATTGATGACTTTAGTATCTAATCCACCTTTACCGGTTGGTGTTAGTGTGACTTTTAATTTAATATCTACCGCATTAATAACGGTAAACGGTCCGGGTAGTGGTAATTCATCTGTGGTATTTAATGTGACCAAAAATGGATTACCTATAACCACAACCGTTGGTCCAACAACTCCGGTATCTCAAGGGACAAGGCCGTTTTGTTCTCCAAATACCCAAATTATTACTTCAATTCAATATAGTAATTCAATAACAATAACCAATGGAGATATAATACAAATAAATTCAACGACTGTGGACACAATTACTGATGGGCAAGTTGCATCTCAATCAAACTGTACGACAAATATTATAACTCAAGTTTCTTCAGTGATATCAACACCAACAATTATTGGGGATAATTGTAGTTCTGTTATTGGAATCTCAAGACAAGTTCAAACAAATGATTTTATTTATGTACCGACAAGTACGATACCTGTATGTTCAAGTTATCAAAGTGCACCTTATGACGAGTTTTTTGAAATAACATATATAGATTGTGATGGAGTTCAACAAACAGACACAGAGTATTGCTTAAGCACTATATGTACATATAATGTATGTGCAAGAAGTATTGTTAGTAGTACCGAAATAATGAATGTTATAGGTTCTTGTTAGATATTGGAATGGTCGTAATCTCGGTACTCCAATAGGGTGTACTTAATTAGAATAGAGGTTGGGATTACCACAAATAATAAAAACCTATTTTAATAACTTAATAAGAAAATAAAAAAAAATATTTATAGATAATGTCATATATAATTAAAAATACTGCGGGATTGATTAACACAAGATTAACTGATGTGGGTAGAAGATATCTATCACAAGGGAATTTTGATATTGCTTACTTTCAAATTGGTGATAGTGAGGTAAGTTATACTGCGGTTCCAAACTATAACCAAACAAATAATAACATTTTAATGCCGGCATTTAATGCTCAAAATGATACGGGTTCCCCTCAATCAAACAAACAGAATGTCAAGTATCCATATTATGTTCAAGGTAGTAATGGAGGCACCTATGGTATTCCATACATGGACAGTGTAGTTCAACCAATTTATAATTCTGCGGGTAACAAAGGGTTTTTTATGACAGGAGGAACTCCCGGAAATTGGAATGTTCAAATAAGTTCTGCGTATACTATGACATCAAACTATCAAGTTGATATGACTACTTTAGTTGGTCAAACAGTGATTGACATTACTTTAGATACATTAATTTGTTCACCAACTACAGGAACACCATCAATTAATGATATCATTACAATTATTTACGATGGTAATGGTGGTTGTACTAATGTTGGAACATTTCCTGTTTTAACTTATAAAATACAAGATTTGAGCCCTACAACGGGGACTACGGGTACTACGACTTGGACATTGACTTTAGATAGGTCAGTTCCTGATTATACAGGAAAAGTTTTAGGTGGTGAAATGGCTCGTGTTTTAGTTTACCCATCGGGGATGACAGTAATTTATGATACAATAACTCCGGCACCTTATTGGGAAACAGACGCATTTAATTTTGAAAGTCCTTGTGATGTATCACAAAGGGAAAATACTCCGATTTGGAATATGAATATTCCATGGACTGAAAGTCCTGCTGGGTTATTTAGTAATATTTATGAAAATTACACTCAATATGGTTCTGTCAGCTACATTGGTACTAAAGAATACTTAGGGTATAATAATGCTAGTGGGCAAACTGATACGAGTTTCGTAGGTTACTATAATTCATATCAAGAACCAATAATTGTTCCACCATCAAATCAAAAGGCAATTGCTATCATCCATTATACAAATCAAGATATTGACAATGTGTACGGTGAAAAATTTGCAACAACACCATACGACCCTCAAAACCCAACAGATAATACAGGGTTGGCAAGACACTTTAAATTAACTATCCCTACTCTAATGTGGCATAAATCCTCGGGTAGTTCAATAGGGCAAACATTTTGGATTGACCCACCAGGTAATTATGATTTATGTGTCCCTCAATATATCAAATCGACTAAAAATCTCGATATGAATGACCCGGGAATTAGATATTATCAATTATGGGATAACAATCCAAATACGAATGGTAAATTAAATCGGGTTGGTAAAGTTTTTCCTGACCAAGAAATTATTGTTATTGACGACGAAGAAATTATTGCTGCAATGTCGTACAAGTCAAATAGAAATTGGACTTTACCGGCACCAAAATTATCATTATTAACACCAAATATATGTTCACCTGGTGACACCCCTACTCAACCTTTAGTAACGAACATTACTCAAAATGTTTGGGTGACATATCGATTCGATTCAACAGGGTTTACAGATTCATTACATTGTAATTATTATTCTAATATAAGGGCGGATAATACCGTAACTACTGACCCTAAAAATGTTGCAGTTAGATTTGGTTCAGAATTTAAATTTTTAAATCAACCTTTGAATACATATACAAGTGCTGATTTGAGTGGATATTCGGCTAATTCAATGAAATTATTAGTTCAAGTGACAACAGGTGACACTAGACCATTAACAACCGCTTGGAGAGAAATTGATGTGACATCTGATTTAACAGGTAGTTCAATTAATGGGTATATTACTATGAGTGGTATTACAAATACTACTTTCCAAATTGACCGGGTTATGTATGATTCGGCACCTATCTATAATTTGGCTAATTATATTGACCTTCCACAGAATGGGCAATCAAATAATTTAAATTTTGGCGATGAGTATTATCTGTATGCGAATCTTGAAACCGATATATCTGCGACCATATATGAAATGAAATATCTTGTAAATTTAGGTAGGAATCAGTTTTCTAATACATCGAATCCAACTTGGATGTCAGGTACAACTTCATATGTAACGGAGATTGGGTTATATAATTCACAAAAAGACCTTATGGTTGTATCTAAATTGCAATCACCTGAATTACGACAAGGAATCCAATCTTATGTGATAAAACTTGATTTTTAATTTATTATGGATACAAAAAAATGTAATAAATGCGCCTTTGAAAAAAATGTTGAATATTTTTTTAAGAATAGTCGTATGGAAGATGGGTATAATAATATTTGTAAAGAATGTAGAAAAAATGTTAGTAAAAAATATTATGACAAAAATATTGAAAAAATAAAAAAATATCGAGAAAGTAAAAAAGATGTTACTAAGTTATATTTTAAAGATTATTATGTTAATAATTTAGAGGGTAGGAAAGAATATATAGAAAAAAATAAGGAAATTCTTTTAATAAAAAGGAAAGAGTATTATACTAAAAATAGGGAAATTCTTATTGAGAAGTCAAGACAAAGAAATACGAATAATAAAGAAAAAAGGGGTGAATATAATAAAAATTATAGAAAAAATAATATTGAAAAAGAAACAAAAAGATGGAAAGAATATTACGATAAAAATAAAAAAGATTTAATTAATAAGTCGGTTACAAATTCGTTAAATAAACGAAAAAAATGTCCAATCGAAAGATTAAAACATAATCTTAGAAATAGGTTACTTTTTTATGTTAAATTAAAAGATGTAAGAAAAAATAATAAAAGTTTTAACATTATAGGTTGTTCTCCTGAATTTTTGAAAGAACATTTAGAACAAAAATTTAATGAAGGAATGTCATGGGATAATTACGGATATTATGGATGGCATATTGACCACAAAATACCATTATCAAGTGCCAAAACTGAGGAAGAACTTTACAATCTCTGTCATTTTACTAACTTACAACCAATGTGGGCTATCGACAATATAAAAAAAGGTAGTAAAATTATTTAATATGACAAAAAACATTAAGAAAGATTCCCCAAAAGTCCTTGGATTAGATGTGTCAACCAAAACAGTTGGAGTTGCGTTATTTGATATTCAAAGTCAAGAATTATTAGAATTAACTCATGTTTCACCGGTCCCAAAACCAAAAGTTGAAAACAAGATTGAAGAGTTAATGCTTAAAAGTGATATCTTCAAACAAAAATTGGAGAGTTATGTTGGGATGGGTATTAAATATGTTGTTATTGAGGAACCTTTATTGAACTCAAATAATGTGTATACTGTTGGAACTTTATTGAGATTTAATACCTTAGTATGTAAAGAAGTTTACGATATTTTAGGTGTCGTACCTCAATTTATCTCAACATATAATTCAAGAAAATTTGCATTCCCGGAATTAGTTCAAGAGAATGATAAAAATAAGTTTGTTCTTTTCGGTGGATTACCAAAAACTATTGACAAGAAACAAATTATATGGGACTTAGTTGCTAAAAAAGAACCTCAAATTAATTGGATATATACTAGAAATAGTACTCTCAAAAAAGAAAATTTTGATATGACAGATAGTTACACTTGTGCGTTAGGTTATATGAAAATGATGGGAATTTGGTAGATTGAAAAAAATGTTATATCTTTGCCGAACAAATTAATGTGAAGTGAATGATTTTGACAGAATGAATACAATTCGAAGAGATACTGAAACCAAAAATCTTAGAAAAACAATTTTAAAATATTCGAAAGACATCCCTGTTGTTGGAAAACGATATAGGGGTGTCTTTTCCATTACGGGATATAGGGTTTATGATACAACACCTAATTCTTGTTATAATGAAATTGATGTAGTGTTTGATGGTGAATTAAATGTGGTGGTTGTAACTTCTGCAAATCAAAGTAAATGGTATAGGTCGGATATAAAAACAGATAAATCTCATAAGGTTTCACCGATTAAACTTGGTATCTTTTTGAGAAATAGTTTATTAACGGACATTAATCAACATCTGGCTTATTTTGCGGTAAGTATTGATAATAATTGGAAAATAAAAACAATAAAATGGAAATAGTATTTTTTATAATTTGGTGTGTAATTGCGTTGTCATGGTTATTAATTTTTCCAATAGACAAACGGATTGAAAAACTTAATGACAATAGTCGTTTAAAAAAATGGTGGAAGAAACACATTGTAGATTTGGAACCATAATTAGGGTAAATTAAATTAATTTTATTATAAAAAAAATGATACTTTAACAAAAAGTAATATATTTATTGAAATGGGACGTAAACAAATAAAGTTAGAAGAAAAGAAAATTAGGATGTCTATCACTATAGACCCTAATATTGAAAAAATTGTTAGAGATAAATCTATTAATTTGTCGTCATTGGTTAATAAATTATTAATAAAGTATTTTAGTAATGAGAAAAATATGTAGTAAATGTTTAATTGAAAAAGATGTTTGTGAATTTCATTATCATATTAGGGAGAAAGATGGACGATATTATCAATGCAAAGAATGTCGTAAAATTATTAGTAAGAAGGAATATCATACAAATAGGAAAAATAAAAAGATTGTTATAAATAGTAAAACTTGTTCTATTTGTTTAATTGAAAAAGGTGTTGGTGAATTTCATAAACATATTAGTAGTAAAGATGGTTATAGGTCTGTCTGTAAAAAATGTCGTAGTGATAAATTTAAATATAATTATAATAATTTTTCAGGGTTTTCTGAGACACATAAAAAAAGAGTTAAAAACTATTCGAAAAATAATCATGAAAAACTTAACGAATACTACAAAAAAAGATATATTAGGTACCCTCACATATATGCTTGGAGAAGTATGTTAGGTTCGGTTATTAGACGACTTGGCAGTAAAAAAGAGTCATCTACCTACGATATTTTAGGATATTCAGCGGTAGAATTAAAAAATCATCTGGAAAATTTATTTACTGAAGGAATGTCTTGGGATAATTGGGGTAAGTGGCATATTGACCATATAATCCCTGTTAGTAAGTTTGAAAAAGGTTCTGACCCTAAAATTGTGAATTCGTTAAATAATTTACAACCTTTATGGGCTACAGATAATATACGTAAAGGTAATGATTAAATTAATTTGGATAATGGTGTTTTATTCTTATAATTGTGTTTATGGTAGATGATAAAGACATACTTTTAGATATTTTATGTGAAATTTTGGGAGACCCTGAAAAGACGTATGATTCAAAATTACAATATGGGTATAATTGTCCTGAATGTGGGGTTGGTCAAAAAAAAGGTAATTTGGAAATTTCATTAGAAAAACATTTATTTCATTGTTGGTCTTGTGATGATGAAAATAATATGCACGGACCTCTGGGTAGATTATTTGATAGATATGGAACTAAAGAACAAAAAAAGATTTATAACTTAGTAAAACCCGAGGAATTAAAAATTAAAGAATCCAAAAAAACTCAATTAAAACTTCCTGAGGGGTACACCCAATTCAAAGATTCCAACCCAAGATTCATTCCACACGCGGAGGCTTATAGATATTTAACTTCTCGAGGGATTACGGATGAAATAATTGAGAAATATCAAATAGGTTATACAGTGAGTGGTGAATTTGCGTATAGAGTTATCGTGCCATCATTTGATAAAAATAATAAGTTAAATTATTTTGTTGCTCGTTCGTGGGTTAATGGTAGAATGAAATATAAAAATCCAACGGCTGAAAAAAATCAAATAATTTTTAATGAAAATCGTATTGATTGGTTTAAAGATGTTTATCTGGTTGAGGGAGCTTTTGATGGATTTTTCTTGGATAATTCAATAGTGATGTTAGGTAAGCAAATGAGTGATTTATTATTTGAAACTTTATATGAGAAGGCATTGGGTAAAATTATTATTTGTCTTGATGAAGACGCTTTTCAAGATGGATTAAAATTATATCACGAACTCAATGGCGGTCGATTGTATAATAAAATAAAAATAATTAAACCACCTAAAGATATGGATGTTGCGGACTTAAGAGGTCAAATTGATGAATATTATTTTGAAATATTATAAGAAATATTTGGAAGTATAAAAAAAATGTTGTTAATTTGTACCATAAATAATAAAAATAACTATGTCAAATACACTTTCAGTTGATAAATCAACATTTTCAAGATTAAAAAACGAGTATCAAAACGCCGTTAATACTTCAAAAGATACTTTCATGTTTGATGGTCACGAATTATTAACTAACTACGCAAAATATCTAATTGAGTATTTTACACCAATGTTTAAATAAAAAAATATGATAGAATTAAAAACTATTGCACAAGAAATAAGAGAATTAGTCGCTCAAAGACAAAAATCATTGGGATTGACGTTTGAGGAGGAAGAGCACATTTATACAATGAATGGTAAAACTGATTACCCTTCGGTGTCAAAAGTGTTAAAGAAGTTTTATACTGAGTTTCCTGTTGAGGAGGCGTCCTACACTAAAGCCAAGGGCGACCCACAAAAACAAAAAGAATTACTTGAGGAGTGGGCAGCAGCGGGACTCTATTCGACCAATATGGGTAGTAGAGTTCATTATGAACTTGAAAAAGAGCTCATCAATAGAAATGGCTCGTATAAAGAAGTCCGACAACCAATTTTTGAATGTGACAATGTCCAATTATTTAAAAGTGATAATATGATTGTTGCGGGAAAAAAGTTTCTTGATTTGATGGAAGAACGTGGTGCTGTCTTACTTGATACTGAGATGATATTGGGTGACCCGGAATTGGGGTACGTAGGTCAGCCTGATAAAGCGTGGTTAATTATGAATATTCATCAAAATGAATTTGGTTTAGTTATTACTGACTACAAGACTAACAAACCAAAAAACTTCCTTGAGACAAGATACACAAAAAGAATGTTGGAACCATATCAAAAACAACCTGACAATGCGTTGGGGCACTACTTTGTCCAATTACCATTATATGGTAAATTACTAATCAAAATGTTGGAAGGTACTAAATACGAAAATATTAAGTTATATGGGTGTATTGTAACTCACTTAAAAGAAGATGCGGAATTTGACGAATATCGGGTTCCGAAAGAAGTTATTACAACAACTTTGGAGATGGATACAAACAAATATTTGGGTAAGTAAAAAACTTATTTACCTTTATCTCCACTAAATAAATAAACATGTCAAAAATAGATGAATTAAAAGTTAAGTATTGGTCGTTAAAGATAGAAACTTTCAATAGATTAGTTAATGGTGATAAAACACCAACAAGAAAATATACCGAATTTTTATTAAAATCTTGGACTCACCGAAATAGTAACGGGTGTGTTAGAACAATTGATATGTTAATTGATTTGGTTAATCGATTTGATGAGGTATTACCTTATATTCAAGACAAAGACATCTACGATAAAAAATATGGTCATATTCCTACTTTAAAAGAAATTGTGGATAAAGCAGAAACTGATAAAGAATTAAAAGGGTTCTGTCGGGAAGAACATGCTGAAGTTTTATATGAAGACGATAAAGTTCTTTTTATTATTCCAAAAACACATAAAGGTTCATTAAAATATGGTGCGGGAACTAGATGGTGCACTGCATCAAAAAATGACATATCAACATTCAATAACTACTCAAAAAATGCTTTACTCGCTTATTTGATTGATAAAACTGATGATAAAACAATATCGTATAGAAAGATTGCTTTTTATATGAAATGGTCAGAGACAGGAATTAACAGTCCTGTCGTTATTTACAATGCTAGTGACAATACTATTGATGATAAATCAATAATTAGATATGGTTGGGATGAAGAATTACTTTTTAAATTGATGACAATTTATCGAGTTAGATTTATAACTTATAAGAAAATTAAAGATTCTGTTGACGCTATTAATGCGTTTAGTCGTACATTGAAGAATTTAAATTTCGATTTGTTAAAAGATAGTTTGGAAAAACTTGAAGAATCGGTAGAACCTTCGTATATTTCTAATCTAAAGGAAAACATTGATGGTTTTCTTAAAAAACTTAATACAAAACAATATGGAATTACAACAACCGAAAATTAATTTAAAAGAGTGTCCAACGATAAAATGTGAGTCTTGTGATGGAATTTACTTTAGAGAGGTAATCTTCCTAAAGAGAGTCCCAAAACTAATGACAGGTTCAACGGAAGACACTACAGTACCGTTCCCAATTTACAAATGTGATTCTTGTGGACATATAAACAAAGGGTTTAATCCATTTGAGGAAGAAGAAAAAATTTTAATTAAAGAATAATGATAAACAGAATTATACATTTCTCTGATTTACACCTCAAACTATTTAAAGACCACGATTTATACCGTGAAATTCTTCAATTAGCACTGAACGAGTGGAAAACATTACAACCGGACAGAATTACCTTCACCGGAGATTTACTACACTCAAAAAATCAACTAACGCCTGAAGTAATTGAGGTTGCGTCTTGGTTATTGACCGAATGTGCTAAGATTGCGAAAACTGTATTGATTGCGGGTAATCATGATGCTCTTATTAATAATAATGATAGATTGGATAGTTTAACCCCGATTATTTCTAACTTAAATAACCCTAATATTGTTTATTATAAAGATAGGGGGATTTATGAAGATGAGAATGTGTCTTGGTGTGTATATTCACAATTCCAAGGAAACATTCCTCCGGAAATTGATACTGCGACTGGATTTAAAATAGGGTTATTTCATGACCCGGTTGTAGGATTAACTACGGATTTAGGGTTTGACTTTGGTTCTCATGCATACGATATTGAAAAATTTAATGGGCTAGACCTTATTCTATGTGGAGATATTCACAAACGTGCGACCTTTAATATCCCAAATGGGAAAAGAGGTGTTATGATTGGGTCAACAATACAACAAAATTTTGGTGAGAGTGTTGGTAAACATGGATACGGAGTTTACGACATTGATACTGATAAGTACTCTTTTGTTGATTTACCTAACTCAAAACCATATCTTAAATTTTCGATAGACTCGTTTGACTGTATTGAAAAAGGAACTGAAAAACTTATGAATAATGGATAACAAGATTTACGAATACATAAGAAATGGTATTACAATTGGTGGTAATCCAACTGATGGGTATAAGGTTTTTACAATTCCAACTCAATGGTTTCATATTGATAGTTTACATCAATTAACTCCGGAAACTTTTGAAAGAGAAATTAAAAAACAAAAAGAACACGATGAATTAACTTCTGAGATATTCAAAGAAGTTCAAAAAGAAATTGACCAAGAGATTCTAAATCAATTACGAGGTGGTGAACCGAATCCGGATATTATTCCGATGAATACAACAGATAGGTTATTTCACACATTTTTGGATACTCCTGACCCGGATGCTGACCCCGATTTAATTTGGGATAAATGGCAATTTATTGATAAATTATTATTTGACGATGACTTCTACCAAAAGTGGGGTGGGAATTGTTGTGAGGAATTGACTTACGAAGAAAGATATAGGAAATGGTTTGGTAATAACTATCAAACTGGGATGCAATATACACCAACTATCGAACCTGATTGGGATAATGATTATTATGAGCCAACACCTAAAAGAAAATTAAAATGAATATCAATCTTGAACTAACCTCCGGAGAACACAAGGACTTATTAAGTTATTGTAAACTTAATAAGTTTAACCCTGAAGAGATTATTAAGAAATGTTATTCAGAAGGATTTTCAATTGAGAAGTACGGACTATTGTCAGGTTCGGGGAATGTTTTTGAAAAAGAAGTTATCAAAGAAGTTATCAAGTATGTTGAGGTTCCTGTGGTTGAAGAAAAAGAAGTTGTCAAGATTGAATATGTTGAGATTGAGAAACTTGTTGAAGTGATAAAAGAGGTTCCGATAGAAAAGATAGTTGAGGTAAATAAAGAAGTTATTGTTGAAAAAGAGACATCCGACAATAAATTAAAACTTAAATTAGATGCTCTCCAAAACACAGTTGAAAAATTAAAACTTGATAATATTGAGAAGGACCGAACAATAAAAGAATATGAGAAAACAATTCAAGATATTCAAAAATATAATGAAGGAACCAAAGCGATGTATTTGAAAGGTTCAAATTTAGATAATAAAATTTAAAAAAAAAATAGAAAATATGACTAACATTTTAACTTGGTTCATTTTAAGTTACGGGCTTATGAATATTATGGTATACGGGTCAATCTTTCAAGGGGTTAGGGACTTCTTTAAAAAATGGGGTGATAATATATACACACCACTCAATGGATTAGGACACTTCATCTCAGGTATATTAACCTGTCCAATGTGCTTTTCTTTTCACGGAGGTTGGTTCCTATCATTAACCGTATTCTCACCAACATCTGTATTGTTTGGAACTCCACTATGGATTGGTTGGTTTTTTGACGGGATTCTATCATCAGGTGCGGTATGGGTGATAAACGCAATAGTAGAATGGTTTGAAGAGAACCGACCAAAATAAGATGGAAAAACTAAATGAATTTATTATAAAACAACTTAGCGATAGTAAAGTCCAAAGATGGATTATTAAAGCAACCGATTTGTTTGCTTTATGTAATAACATGGGAATTCTTGATGATGATGAACTTATGATTGACATTATCGAGTATTTGGAGAATAATGAAATTGATATTAATTTTATAGGTGGTGACCAATTTTACAAAGATTTTGTTCGACTTGAGAATAAAGTTAAGATGGGTCGAATGTTAAGAGGAAGTAAAACAGAAGTCCAACTGATGATTGAAAAAATAGATTCAATTAAAGTCCCGGAAAGACCGACATGGTTAAATAATTACATGGATGATGAAGAGGACCCTAATAAAAAGGCAACAATTAACGAGGATAATAATCAGTATCAAAGAATTACTGATATGTTAACTCAAAGACTTCGAGACCAAGTTGAGAATGAACCGGGAATAACTTTAGAGGATTTACAACGAGAAATTGATAATGAAATTAACACAGGTGATATAACCGGTGAAGGATTTTAACTTAGAAAAAATAAACATTAATAAATAAAAACAATTATGGGAGTATCGAAAAAAAGAGGTGGAGTAAGGGCTCACGCAAAGAAAGTTCAAGAGAGAAATAATAGACTTAAAGGGGAATCAAAAGCATTTCAAACAATCATGAATCAACAAATGGAAGAGTTGAAGAAGAAATATGCTGAAGCTCAAGCCCAAAGTGGAAACACTCAAAATGTTGAGTTAGTATCACAATAATAAACTATGGATTTATTCAATCCACCACCAATTTTTAATTTAAAAGAAATGCAACACAATTTAGATGTGGATACATTAGATAATCCATACATTCAGGTTGTTTGGGAAGATACACCGGAAAACTTCACTCAAGAGAGAATTAAGTCGACAAAACAATACTTTACCAAAAAGTATAACTCAACCAATGTGAATGTAATTACGAAGGTTAAAACGACCGAGGACACTCAACAAACGATTGATGTGTCTGTAAATATCCTGGATAAGAACTATCAAAAGGAACTTATCAAATCATTACTTGAAAGTAAGGGTCAAGAACAATACTTGGACCAAGTAATGAGTATTGATAGTATGGTTGAAAACCGAATGGCAGCCAACGAAGTTGAGGTGACACCATTTAAAAAATGGTACATCAAGAAAATTGAGTTTAGTAATTTCTTATCTTATGGAGATAATCAAGTTATTGATTTTGATAAGTGTGAGGGAATTACGGTGGTGGAATCCGACCCCCCAAACTTTGGTGGTAAAACGGTTCTAACTGTGGATTTACTATTGTTCTTATTCTTTAACACAACAACTAAGACACAGAAAGCCGAAGAAATCTTCAACAGGTTTACCGACAAGAACAAAGTTAGTGTTCGTGGGGATATTCTTATCGATGGTGAGGAGTATATCATTGCTCGTCAAATTGAAAGAAAGATGTCCAAGGCTGGCGAATGGAATGTAAAGACGGAGTTAGAGTTCTTTAAAAAACTATCTGATGGTCAATTACAAAATTTCACTGGTGAGCAAAGGAGAGAGACGGAAGCGTTTATGAAAAGGTCTATTGGGACAATGGACGATTTCTTAATGACCATTCTAACCACGGCATCTAACTTGGAGGACTTATTGGAGTCAAAACCAACTGCGAGAGGTCAGGTATTATCAAGATTCCTGGGACTTGAGTTCTTGAAAAAGAAAGAAGAAACCGGAAAAGAAATCTATTCAGAGTTCTCGAAAGGGATGATTTCCAATGTATATAACACGGAGACCCTGAAACAAGATAATGAGACATCAACGACTGAAATCGAAAGATTAAAGGGTGAGATTACAACAGCAACCGAAAGTATTGGTGAAGTAGATAATTCATTGAAAAAAGGTCAAGATTATAAAGATGGATTATTGAATTCAAAACATGCTGATTTGAGTCAGGAACTTATTATTTTGGACCCGGTTAAACTACAGACAGAGATTACCACTTATGTTTCAAATAGTAAAACCATCCAACTACAAATTGATAATATTAAGGTTGTTGAACCAAGTGGGTATTACCATGAGGATAAACACGATGCGGTTAAAGAATTATTAACCAATCATAAGATTCAATTAGGAAATACAACACATAAGGTTGGTGAAATTGAAGACCTTGTTAAAAAGTTTGGTGACGGTATTCAATGTGAGCATTGTGGGATTAAATTGATGGACGCTGAAATCACCAAAAAGAAGATTGGGGAACTTGACGGAAGAAAAGAAGAAGTTAAAATTCTTAATGGGTTGATTGAAGAATTGGATAAAGAAGAAAAGACTTATGTCCAACTTAAGAAAGAATTCGATGAGTATGAAAGAAACAAACTTATTAAAGAGAAACATGAAGTGTCTTTGGAGTCAAATAACTTGAAATTAGAGGCGATAAGGTTGAAACTAACAAGATACGAAGAAGTTCAGGATAAGATTAAACAGAACAACGATATTGACTCCAAATTGATTAAGGCGAACCTTCGTATTGATGAGTTGATTAGTCAAAAGAGAGGGTATGAGAAAATTCAAAGTACCAATCAAAATCAAATTGATAATCTCTTGTCTCGTATTGAAAAGAACCATGGTCTTGTGTTAAAGATTGCCGAAGAATTTGAAAAAGAAAAAATCTATAAAATCTATAATGAGATTTTTGGAAAGAATGGTATAAGTAAGATTATTATGAAGACAATGATGCCAGTGATTAACGCTGAACTTCAGAGGTTACTTCAGGATTCTTGTTTATTCAACTTAGAGATTCGAATTAACGATAAGAATGAGGTGGACTTTATTATGATTGATAACTCTACCGGAATTGAACGACCAATTACATCAGGTTCGGGTTATGAGAAGACGGTGGGGGCGTTGGCCATCCGGGCGGTGTTGTCCAAAGTCTGTTCTTTACCAAAACCACAATTATCGGTTTACGATGAGGTTTGGGGTAAGGTTGCGAATGATAATCTCGATATGGTTGGGGAATTTTTTGATAAATTAAAAACCTACTTTGAAAAGATATTTGTCATATCACATAACCCAATGATATCAAATTGGGCCAATACGGTCGTCAAGATTACAAAAACAGAAAATGTTTCAAAAGTCTCCCAATAATGGGGGACTTTTTTTTGTTTTATCAAAATATTTTTGTATTTTAGTATTTATAATTCATATAAAAATACAAATATAGTTGTATTTATCATGAATAATAACTATATTTATAGTATAAAATTAAAATTTATGAGCGAAGCGAAAACTGAAAGAATATTTGAAAGAATAGTTGATATTAATTTAACTAATGATGATTTGATTATTGAATATCAAACATCAAATTATGAAAGTATTAGAAATTTACTAAAAGGTGCGTCAAAAACAAATAAAGGTGGTACCGGAAAACCGGAACACATTATACAACATAAGCTAACACCCGATTTATTAATTATTACTGAAGGAAAAAAAAATAATTTAAAACATGAAAGTAATGAATTAAATTACCCTGTAGAATACGCGGTTGACGGAGTTATTCATTATTCATCATTTGTTTCTAAAGAATACGATGTAATCTCAATTGCGTTTTCAGGAGATAAAGAAAGTAATTTAAAGATAAGTTATTTTTTTCAACCTAAAAATTGTAAAATAGAAAAAATTGAAACAAATGTACCATTAACAATAGAAGAATTAATTCAAAATTATAAAAAAAGTGAGTATAAACTATCTCAAGATTATGATAAGTTATTAAAATATTTAGGTGAACTGAATAATCAACTACATGGTAAGAAAATCATGGAAATGCAGAGAAGTTTTTTAATTTCCGCCGTTTTAATTGCTTTGGACAATAAAGAATTTAGAGATAATTTTATATGTTATAACGAAAATCTTCCTGACCTTTTAATTCAATCTGTTGATTTAATATTAGGTAAATTAAAGATTAATGATTTTCAAAAACAAAAATTAATATCTCATCTTAATTTTATTAAAGATGATGGGTTATTTAATTATTCAATCTTAAAAGACATTATTATTGGTGTTGAAAAAAATATTAAAAGATATGTTGAAACTTATAAATATAATGACATATTAATGGACTTTCATAATCAAACTCTACAATATGCTAATAATGAAAAAGGTCTTGGAATTGTTTTAACTCCTCATCATTACACTGATTTTTTATGTGATATTCTTGATGTTAATGAAAATTCAATATTACTTGATGGATGTTGTGGAACTGCAGGATTTTTAATTAGTGGATTAAAAAAAATGAGGACTCAAAATCCAAATAAACCACTTGAAGAATTTAGTGAAAATTTTATTGGAATCGAGTATCAACCACATATATGGGCTTTATCTATGTTTAATTTTATATTACATGGGGTTATATCACCATATATTTACAGTGGAGATACTTTCGATGAGGAAATCATAAAAAAAGTCTCAAAGATAAAACCAGACATTGGATTCCTTAATCCTCCTTATAAATCAGATAAAAAAAATGATAGAGAGGAATTAGAATTTGTTATAAATCAATTAGAGGAAATGAGAAGTGGTGGTGTTGTTGCTGCGGTTTTACCTATGAGTAGTGCTTTAAATCCAAATGGAAAAATTACGGAGTTAAAAAAACGATTATTATCTAAACATAAACTGTTGGCTTGTTTTTCAAATCCGGATGAACTTTTCTATAATACAACTGCAACTGTTGTTACTTGTGTTATGATTTTTCAGGCTCACATTCCACATCCAAAAAATTACAAAACTTTCTTTGGGTATTTTAAAGATGATGGGTTTGAAAAAAGAAAAAATAAAGGAAGGATTGATGTTAATAAAAAATGGGAAAAAATAAAAGAATTTTGGGTTAGTACTTATAGAAATAGAGAAGAGAAGTTAGGTATATCTGTTTTTAAAGAAATTTCGTTTGATGACGATTGGTGTGCTGAAGCTCACTTACCTACAGATATTTCTAAATTAAATAATAATATCTTTAGTCAAAGACTTCGCAATTACCTTTCTTTTTTAATTAAAGAAAATCATTTTGATTTGTTTGACAATATTGCTATAAGTTCACAATTGGATGAAATTTGTATTTCTGGAGTAAAATCTTGGAAAGAATTTAATTTATCTGATTTATTTGAGATTAATAAAGGAAAAAGGTTAACTAAATTTCAAATGAATCCTGGCAATAATTATTTTATAAGTTCTTCGGAATTTAACAATGGGTTGACAGGTAAAATTTCTGAAGAACCAATTTTCAGTGGTAATTGTTTGACTGTAAATTATGATGGTTCAGTTGCGGAGTCTTTTTACCAACCTTTCAATTTTTGGGCACTAGATAGTGTTAATGTGTTATACTCAAAATTTGAATTAAATACTCTAAGAGGTATTTTTATTTCATCCATAATAACAAATGAAAAGTTTAGATTTAACTATGGTAGGAAATGGACAAGTGGGTTAATGAAAAAAAGTAAAATATTTCTTCCATCAACTAACGGAGATGTCGATTTTGAATTTATTGATGAGTTTATGAATAATTTAAATTATAGGAAAAGATGAAACAACTAACATATAATAGAAAAGGGGAGTCACATACTCCCCTCCTTTACTGGCAAACTGATGATAAAACAACAATTGCAATTTATCAAGGTGTTAGAGGTGAGAACCCGGACCTTGATTTTATTGTAAAATACAAGGAGGAGGGTAAGAGATTAAGAACTCCATCCCACACTCATTGGATTGTCGATTTACTTGTTAAGTGTGAATATAATAAGACGATTGTTTTAAATTATGTTAATGATTTGATTGAGTTGTACGATAATACCGTACCTGTGAGTTCTGTTCAAGAGAGGGATGAGTATGTTTTGAGACATCATACGGTTGCTAATGATAAGTATAACGTATTGAATCAACATGGGTATTATAGCGTTTCAACACTAACGGCTTTCATTGAATTATTTTCAATATGTGAAAAACAAACAACGGGAGCATTTATGTTCAGAGGATTACTAACATTAGTAAAAGAATACTGTGAAGGAAAGAAAGATTTTTACCAAATTGTTGGGTATTCCAAAAGAGTTTAATTACCTTTGTCAAATAAAATTAATACAATAAATATGAATTACTACTTATTATCTGTCACCGATAATTTTGCGTCTGAAGAGATGTGTAAAGAAATTGCCTTATCGATTAGTCCAATTGTTGACTCACCGAATTTAAAGTTTCATTATACAAGAAACCAAATTATATTTTCGTTTGGAACTGAAACACCAAAAGACGAAATATTTGAATACATTAAGGGAATTCTACATGGTCTTGTTGAAATATTTATTTTAACTGAAGTTGTTGATGATTTTTCAATATCTTTACCTGATGACATTAAAGACCATCTTTTTGATTTAGAAAATGTCGGTGAAAACGTAACAATGAAATTAGATATGGAACGAATAAAGAAAAATTTAGATTTTTCTTTTGATGATGAAGACGATGATGAAGACGATGCTGCTGATATTATGTCATTAATCTTCAAAAATAAAACCACTGACCCCAACCCTACCTTAGACCAAATATTAGACAAGTTATACTCGGAGGGAATTGATTCCTTGAGTTCAAAAGAAAAAAATATATTAGAAACTTATAGTCAAAACTAAATTATGAAGGAAAAAGCAGGGATGCCAATCAATCAGGAAGAAATTAGTCATTATCTTAAGGATATCCGTAAGATAAAGGTTATGACACCTGAAAGAGAACGACACTTATCCGAAAGAATACTATCGGATAATATCACGGAAAGTGAAATAAAAAAAATCCATAAGGAGTTATTGGAGGGTAATTTGAGATTTGTTATTACCGTTGCAAAACAGTATCAAAACCAAGGATTAGATTTTCCGGATTTAATTGCGGAAGGGAATCTTGGTCTTATGAAGGCAATTGAAAATTTTGATTGGTCTAAAAAATTAAGGTTTATCTCTTACGCTGTTTGGTGGGTGAGACAATCGATATTACAATCGTTAAATGAAAATGCCCGTACCATTCGTCTCCCGGTTAATGTGGTTCAAGAGTTACATAAAGCGAAAAAAGAGTTAGAGAGAGGTGGAATGGAATTACCTGATAAATTTGCGAATTTACCTTATACCATTAATTTGGATAACCCACTAAATGAGGAAGGTGATACTTTGGTTGATATCTTGAATAATCCAAATGCTGAGGCTCCGGATGCGGGTCTATCAACAGAGGACACTTTAAAGGATAAATTATTGAATATGTTGGATGTATTAGACGATAGAGAGAAGACAATCATACAAGATTATTTCGGGTTATCGGGTTCGACAAGAACATTAGAGGATATTGGTAATGATTTTAATTTAACAAAAGAGAGGGTACGACAGATAAAAGAGAAATCCCTTAGAAAATTAAGGAATGAGACTGCGGACTTATTTGAATACTTATAAAATAAATTAAAGGGTGTATTTATATGATACACCTTTTATATTTAAAGATAAATAAAAAAAAACATACTTATGAAAAATTTCATTCAAAAAAACTTCATTGTTATTGTGTTAGTAATTACACTTCTAACCTTCTTTAAAGGATGTGGAGACTCAAGAGAATTATCTAAACTAAGAAAAGAAGTTGAAACTATTAATGATTCTACTTACACTAAAAAAGAATTAAACATTGAATTAAAACTTATGGGATTAGAAGCTGAAAAGAGAATGATTCAAGCAACTGACCGAAAACTGCTGGACGTTCAAAGACAAACTCAAATCGAGGAAGAGATAAAAAAACTAAAAACAAACAAATAATGAATTGGTTTCAAAAAAATTTTAAATCGATAATTTATGTTGCGTTCTTAGTACCGATACTAACAGTCGCATTCGTTTCAATATCACATGTTACTTCGTGGTATGGTTTATCGAACCCTTTTAGTTGGGCAATTTATTTATCTGTTGGTATTGAGATTGCTGCGTTGTCCGCTCTTGCAGCAATATCTGCACAGATGGGTAAAAAAGTTTATTTCCCATTTGGAATTGTGACCTTAATTCAATTTATTGGTAATATTTTCTTCGCTTATCAATATATTAATGTTGACTCTCAATCTTTTAAAGATTGGATGGATTTAGTTGACCCTATTGTAAGTTTCTTGGGTGTTGAATCAGGAGACCCTCTTGGTCATAAAAGATTCTTATCATTATTTTCCGGGGGAATGCTCCCAATAATCTCATTGTCTTTTTTACATATGTTAGTAAAATTTGAAGAAGAAGATAAAAAAAAAGAAGTTCACCCCCCAAAAGAAATTAATATTGAGGAGTTAAGTACTGTCATTGGTAAACAAGAGGCTGAGTTTGATAAAGAAAAATATACTCCAACCATAGAAGAATTGGAGAAATTGGAAATTGAGTTAATAAAATTAAATGAACAAAAATTTGGAGTTCTTGAAGAAGGACCAATTGGGAATAATGATTCTGATAATTCGTCTCTTTTTGAAGTAGGGGAGATTCCAACTAATGAAATTAAAAGATTAAGTTATTTAAGAAGGGATGCCTAACATAATCCAATTTGGAAATTTTATACCAAAAGGTAAACAAAAAAGGAAAAAACAAATAATCCTGTGTCATACTACGAGGGAGGTTCAAGAATATTTAACCTCCCTTAAACATAGGTATAATGGTCATTATGATAAAATACCGAATTATGTTTTAACTAGAAAGGGTGAGATACTACAACTATTACCCGACAATACCTATTCAAACTATACCAATAATGAACAAATTAATAAGAACTCAATTATTATCTGTTTGGAAAATTTAGGTTGGTTAGAAAAGAAACCATTAACAAACTATTATATTAACTGGAAAGGAAGTATTTATAATGAGAAAGCGTTTGAAAAAAAATGGAGAGATTTCTTTTTTTGGCAACCATATACACCGATTCAGATAGAAATGACTGCTGAGTTATGTAAACATTTGTCAGAATCCCTTAACATTGAAAAAAGATGTGTTGGTCACAATACCCGGTTCGAAGGGGTGTCTAACTACGAGGGAATTGTAAGTAAGAGTAATTATGACTCAACCTATACGGATTTAAATCCATCATTCAATTTTGAAACCTTTATAAAACATTTAGAAAATGAGCAATTTAATTAACGAAAGATACGATGAAATGAAATCTCTGTTACAAAAATCAAGAATGATTATAGAACAGGGCGGACAAATAAATGTTGCGAAAGATGTGGAATCACGTCTTCAACAAGACCAAGAATATGAAACTGCGGACAATGGAGTTGAAATAGGTGATGAAATATCGTCACCAAGAGATAAACAACAGAAATATAGAATATCAGGAGGGATATTGGCTCTTCACGGGAAAGACCGAAGTGAATTAGATATAACTACTGATGAGAAATTGGCGTTTCAAGAAACTATGGATGAATTTCTTGATGAAGTATCCGGACTTGTAGATTTTAATACTTTGAATGTTTATCCTATTAATGTTGAATGGTCCGGTAAATTAATTGATGAAGATATTGACTTTATTTTTACAATTGGTGAAGATAGTGGGGTGTATATTAATGGTCAAATGATTAAATTAGATAAAGACTTCATAGATACAATTAATAAACTTCAACAATATTACCAAAAATTCAAATCTAAATGGGGTAGAGTTTTGTCTAATAGAAAGAAAACATCAGAATCACCTGAATAATGAAAGATATTGTAAGTAATAACAAGCAAAATATATTATTAATTATCGTTATTGTGTTGGCGGGATGGAATATTTTGACAACTAATGGTGTTAAAACAGATGTTAAATTATACAAAAAACAGATTGAATCAATCCAAAAGGATGTTGATTCTGCTAAGGCGGTTAATAAAGGAATTGATATTAAAATTGATTCGGTAAAAGGTAACGTGTTTAAAATTACAAAAGAAATTCACCAAATAGATAATAACATAACAATAATTAAAAAACAAACGAATGAAAAAGTTAATAGTGTTGACACTCTTACTACTAACGAGCTTGAGCAGTTTTTCACAAACAGATACGACTAAGGTTAGGTTAAAAGTTCCGGTTGCTAAATTAGCAATAAAAGATATTATTAAAGGTGATGGATGTCAGTTGGAGTTGAAAGAAACTCAAAAAAAATTAATCAAAACGGAAGAAAGAGAAAAAGAAAAAGATTCTCATATTGTTTTTCTTGAAGAGAAAGATAAGAATAATAATTTTATGTTAGGTAAAAAAGACGAACAATTAAAAGTGTCTGAAGAATTAACAAATAGTTTACATAAAGAACTTAAAGGCCAGAGAAATAAAACTTTCTTATGGAAAGTTGGGACTTTTCTTGGAGTTATAACAACAACATATCTAATAATAGTTAAATAATTATGGCGTTAACAACCACGGATAAGAAAGAAATTGAGACAATGATTCGTAAAGAAATTAGAGACTTTATGGGTAATAGTACTTTAAAACAATTTGAGGACAAATTGTTGGATAGAATTGGTCGAGAAATAAAACGAGGAAAGCTCGAAGGTGATGTTAAAGACATCACATTAAGAATGTTCCGTGAGTTCTATCAATTTATGTGGATGAATAGAAGTTATTGGGAACCAAGATTAAAAAATGCGTAACATGGATTCATCAGCTAATTTATTTAAAAAAAGTTTGGAAAAGGCCTATACCAGTCCGGGGATGTCATTAAATAGTGATACAATGAAAGATATAACAAAATACAAACAATCATTCAAAGAGAATGACGATGAAGGAGAAAAAGAAACAAAATATTTAGACATTCAAGATATGATACCTTTATTAAGAAAACAACTCATGAAAGGTACTAAGGTTGACCAAGAACAAAAAAAAGAAAGGGCTAAATCTAAAGGGGAACCTAATGAAGCTACTGGCTCAGGCTCATCAGGGGCTTATTCAGCTCCAATGTTTTCTGGGGAAGAACCTAATTTAGATAAAGTTGAAACAAAGGAATCTCCAAATGGACGTATAAGCCCTATTGGGTTTTCTGATGAATATATTAAGAAAAGTAATTCTGAGAAAAAAGGAGTTACTGAGGACCTTGGGCGATGGTTTAAAGAAAAATGGGTTGATGTTAGTAAAAAAGTTGATGGTAAACATCCTCCTTGTGGGAGAAAAGATGCTGACGGTAAGTCATACCCTAAATGTAGACCATCTAAAAAAGTATCCAAAGATACTCCAAAAGTCGTATCATCCTATGATAAAGATGAGAAAGAAAAAATGACTCAACAAAAAAGAAGAGCGGAGAGAAAAAACCCAAAAATTGGTAAAGGTAACAAACCAACCATGACTCATTATGATGAGTCAATCAATGTTAAAGAACAAATTGAAAAGGTCGAAGCAACAGAAGCGACAGGTTCAGGTTCAAGTGGTGGTTATGAGAGTCCCGCTATGTGGGCAAAATCGACTAAGAAAAAAGATTGGGGACCAAGTAGAAAGACTCAAATACCTGGTGGGGGTTTTGTTAAAGTTAAGAAAAAGTGTACTAAGTTCCCATATTGTAACCAAGGGGATATCAACGCACTTAAAATAACTAAAAATGAATCAGTTAAAGAGGCTATCAAACAAGTTGCAAGTAAAATGGGGGTTAATGAAAACATTATTATAACTATTTTGGAACACGAATACGAAAAAGTTAATAAAAGACACAAATAAAGATATTTATTAAATAAAATACACGAATGGATAATTTTAAAAATCATATTGATAAGTTAGTTTCAAAAGTACTTAATGAGGAAATTGAAAGTAAAGTTAAACAAATCACCCAAGAGATGAGTGGGGAATGGACTGAAATTGAAATGGGAGAAGGTCTTAAAGGTGGTCAAAAGAAACTTGATGTTGCAAAACCAAAAGGTAAAATAACAGGGGCTGATTTTAAAAAACTTAGAAAAACTAAGGAATCTGAAGTTAGTAAGAAATATGGTGGTAAATACGGTATGGGAGAACAAGAAACAGAAGAAGGAAACGCTTTTTCAGGGGCTTTGGCAGATGCAAAGAAAAGCGGTAAAGATTCTTTTGAAGTTGACGGTAAAAAATATTCGGTTAAAGAAAATAAAGGGTCGTTGAAATTAACTGAAAATGAGTTAATAGATATGATTGAAAAAATAGTAATGGAACAGAAAGTTAAGGATATTGATGAGAAAGAAAATATTAGTAAAAAAACACCTCAAGGATTAAAAGACACTGATAGAGTTTTAACACAAAATAAAAAGGTAAATGATGACCACACAAAGGAAGTTGTTAAAAAGATGAAAGAATATCTTAAAGATATGACTAAAGCGGATTACAATGAGAATCCTGAAGATTTCCCACGAAGTAATTATGATATTGACAAAGATGAAAAGGTTATGAAATATAATCCATCGGATGCGGTTGAAGAATATATTGAAGCGTTTTCATATCCTGGTATGACAAATCTTGTTTATGATGAAATTAAACCGGATGATGAAAAGATAGATAAATACCTTAAGGGTGACTCAACAACTGGAAACGCTGTAACAGATAAAGATGGTAAGGCTTTGGGTAATGTTACTAAAAGTAAAGTTGGGGATAGATTTAAAAAGAACTATGATGAAAACTTATATGGGGCGGAACAAATGAACGGTTCGTATAAAAGAGTGCCACAACCTGTAGATGTTGCTGGTGAAAAAACTGAAAGTGGTTCGTTAAGTTCAAAAAAAGGTTCAGTTGCTAAGGCTAATAGTATTTTAAACAAACTCGAATCAACTGAAAACAAAAAAGACAAAATTGTTTCTGAAGAGATGGCTAAGATGAAAAACTTAATCGGGTACAATAGAAAAACACAATAAAAATTCACATTTCGAATGATTATACTATATTCTCCATAGATGACCTCTATGGAGAATTTTTTTAATTATATGACCAAGACAATACCAAAAGACGAAATAATAATTTGGTTTAATATACATAATATGTATTATGAAAAAATCGAATTATATGGTGACATATTTAAATCACTAAATTATATTATTGTTGGGACTTATATGGGAGATGAGCACCGTGAAACTAAAATTATCTTAACTAAAGAAGATAATGAAAATCATTTTGCATGGTGTTGGATTAAAATGATTGATGATTTTCGTAAAGAAAATATTATAATTGATGAGTATGGTGAACATAGAGACTATTTTATATCTTTTTTCCATGACACTTTTTATAATCAATCAGATAAAAAAGTTCGAGAGTCTATTGATACTTTTTTAATAGATATTTTTAATGTTGATAAAACTTTTGTTAAACCTGATTTAGATATATTAACTGAATTTTATAAAATACTCCAAAGGTATGTTGATTAAAAAAAAACCTTATTGGTATTTACACCAGAGTAAAAAAACTTAATATTCCTCTATAACAATAAACAAAATAACTTTTTAAAAATGGAAACATTAGAAAAAATCAAAGCGTTGACAGAACAATTATCAGTAGACGCGACAAAATTCTATAACGGAAATAAAAGTGCTGGTACAAGAACTAGAAAATCCGCTCAAGAATTAAAAACCTTACTTCAAGAATTTAGAATTGAGATACTTGAACATAGTAAAAAAGGGGATGTGAATGCATAATATTGAAACAATATATCTTTTTATATTTGTGTTTACAATATTGGTGGTGTTAAAAAACATCACAAAGTTTATAAGAGCCCTGTTATCATCAGAACCAAAACTATTGGTTTATAATAATAGGGAACTTATTTTCCTTGGATTATCATTAAGTTATTTAATTACATACATATTACAATGAGTTTTTATAAAGAATTAGCGCCATTTGTGCAATACATACATTCAATAAGAAAATTAGAGAACTATTTGAGTTTCGACATGGTATTTCCAACTAAATGGTCATTACCTAAAAGTATAATTGAAGAGGGGCAATCAATTTCATTTAATGTTGAGAACCAAAATTCAAAAGGAATAACTTTTGTTTCTCAGATTAATGAGAATGATATTTCAACGATGTTGATTAAAATTGCTAAAATAATTAAATTGAACAAGGAAAGAGAGTTGAAAGAACAACTTTTTAAACAGACAATTGACCAATTAAAACAAACATTTGAGAAAAATGATTTGGATAAATTACAAAATCTTTATTTTGATTTTGAAACGGATACCACACCAAATTTAGATTTAGATGAGCAAAACGGACAAGAGCCAACAACTATTGAATTGGTTGACGAGCGAGAAGAAGAAGGACGATAGACAACTTGAAAATAGTAAGAAACGACTTATTTGGGAGATTAAAAATATAAAGAAAGAGGATATGTTTCCTCAACCTAAAAAAATAACATTATGGACGAAAATAAAAATATTGCTCTTGGGGAGTTAGAAAAATTGGCGTTAATTGCTGAGTCATGTCAATCTATTTTTAGTGGGAAAGGGACGATAGTCTTTGAATTACCAATCGGTGAGTACACTAGCGTAATTAATCATTTTAGAGAAATAGATAGGCATCACAAACAATTTTCCTTAGACATTTCCGGAACCGAATTCCATTTTATTTTGACTGAAGTGGAGAAGTAAATTTTCGATATAATATTTTCTTATCAATACCATAAGATTCTAACACACTAAAAAGGTATTTTCTTTGAGCGGAGGAGTGGTCTTTAACAAAAAGACAATCTCCTCTTTTTATTTTAAAAAAGTACGATGAAAGACTATCGATAAATCTTAACGATTCGAATTCCGATTTTAAAGTGAAAAGGTTAATTTTCTCATCCTCTTGGATAATAATTTTATTATTGAGACTTGATATCATTTTTAACCCATCTCCTTTTAAATAAGTTTTAATTAGTTGTTGAGTAGTTATTTTTTTGTTTTTAGTTAAGTCATAAACCCTTTCTTCTTTTTTATAATACCCAATATTAAATAATGTCATCCCATCCTCTTCAAGTTTAACTTTAGAACTTCTACCATATTCGTCAGTCATATATACAGGGATAAATTGATTATCGCTCAACTCAATTAAACCTAATTCATATCTGGTGTCCATACCATTTTCAATTTCAACATTAAAAATGACATCATTTGATTCTTTTAATAATTTGTCGTAATATTGTTTAGCTCGTGAAAAGGTTACGAACTTATTTATTATTTTTTTACGTTTCTTATTTTTAAACAAGACAACAACATAGTTTACCATATATGAAAGATTACTACAAAATTTTAGAAGTTGAAGAGAAAGCTTCACAACAAGATATAAAAAAGAGTTATCGTACTCTATCTAAGAAATATCACCCGGATATAAATCCTGAGGGTGGAGAACAATTTAAAGATATTGCTGAAGCTTATGATATAATAGGTGATGTGCAAAAACGGGCGCAATATGACCAAACTAAGAATAATCCATTTGCAAATACCGGAGGTCATACATTTGAAGACATATTTAATCAAATGTTTAATCGAGGTAACGCTCAAAGAACTCGAAGAAAATCTGTACCTGATAAACTAGTTAAAGTGTTTATAGACCCCATTGAATCATATCAAGGGATTGAAAAGAAAATACAATATTTGAAGGATATCCAATGTGGGGGATGTAGTGGTAATGGTGGACAACAACAAACTTGTACCGGATGTAACGGTGCCGGATTTCAAATTAAAACATTTGGAACCGGATTTATGGTTCAACAAATAAGACAATCATGTACGAGTTGTGGTGGTCGAGGTTATACTTTAGTCCATAAATGTCAAACTTGTAATGGACATGGAACTAAGAGTGAAATGAGTACCGTTAATTTTAAATTACCTAAAGGGGTTGATAGTGGTCAATTTTTAAAATTAGAAAACTTTGGGGATTTTAAAAATGGAGAAATTGGTGACTTAGTTATTCAAATAGAATTAATTGAAAAAGATGGGTTTGAAAAAATGAATAATGACTTAATTTATAGTCTATTTCTTGACTTAGAAGGAATAAAAGACGATAAATTAAAAGTACCTCACCCGGATGGTGAATTAATGATAGGTCAACCTAAAATATTTGATACGTCAAAACCATTAAGACTGAAAGGTAAGGGATATAATGGCGGTGATATGTATGTTAAACTAAATGTGAAATTTGAAAGAAATTAATATGGAAACAGTTGAAGGAAAAATTATTGAAGAGAACGAAGTTAATCGAGATGGTGGAGGATGTTCATCTTGTAAACAAAAAGGTATTAAAAAGGGGCAAATGGGGTCAGTTATTTTAGGAATTTATATTATGGGTGCTGCGGTTTATGGTACTATTGTGATGATAAAAAATTTATTATCGTTGTTTAATTAATTTACTTTTTAACGCACTTTTACTATACTTTGTGATATTTATAATATATGGGAAAGATAGGACGACCTAATAAAGAAGACAAAGATAAAAAAGTTAAATATGGGATAAGTATTGACCGATATCTTTTCGATAAAATGAAAAACGAGGGGGGTAGTATCTCCAAGTTTATTCAAAAATTAGTTAAAGAGTATTATGAGAAAATTGACTGAAATTGATTGTAGTCGTATTTGTGATGATTATTTGTTAGGTTTGTCCTATAATTTATTATCAGAAAAATATAATATTTGTACTTGGAGTATTGGTAATGTTTTAAGAAAAAATAATATTAAAAGTCGAATCCGTAAACATAGTTGTAATGAAAATTATTTTGAAAAAATAAATAGTAATGAGAAGGCGTATTGGTTAGGTTTGTTATTTGCGGACGGGTGTGTTAGAAAACGAAAACAATTTAATGGGAAACACAAACAAGGTGGAATTGTTGGGATATCATTAAAAAATGGGGATGAATATTTGTTAGAGAAATTAATTATTGACTTGGAGTCAACATATAAACTCACTAAACAAATTAAAGATGAATTTTTAAGTTATAAGTTAGAAGTTAATAGCTCAAAAATGACCGATGATTTGATTAATTTAGGTTGTGTCCCAAATAAAAGTTTAGTATTATTACCCCCTAATTTAACTGATGATTTTATCCCTCATTTTATTAGAGGTTATTTTGACGGTGACGGGTCTATTGGTAGATACAATGGAAGACTTAAATTTAGTTTATTGGGGACAAATGATTTGTTAAGTTGGATTTTAAATTTTTTTAAAAATAAAGGAATGAAAACAACCCCCAAAATTAGTAAAAATAAAAATATCCATTCAATTCAAGTAAATTCAAAATCGGATATTGAACTAATTCAAAATATTTTATATACTTCATCTAATGATTATTACCTAAAAAGAAAAAAAGAAAAATTTAAATAATATGTGTGTATCTTATGTCGGGGGTAAATCTAAAATCGCCCCACAATTAATAATCCCAAATATTCCAAAAGATATTGAAATATTTGTTGAACCTTTTAGTGGTCAATTTTGGACATTTTTTAAAATGAAATTAGAAGATTATCCAAATCTTAAAACAGTAGTTTATAATGATTTTAATCCATTAAATTATAATATGTATCAATGTTTACAAAACCATCAAAGATTGTTAGAAGAATGTGAAAAACTAATAGTTCAAGAAAAAGATGTATTCCCAACAAATCCAATCTGTGAGGAGACGTTTATTAGGTTTCAGTCTGAAATATTTGATGAAAATTTTAAAGTACATCCTTACGATTACGTTGTTGCTGCAAAATATGTTTATGTTTTAACCCAAGTATTTTCAGGTGCTAACCCATCTAAATCAAAATTTATTGATTTAAAAGGTAAGTATCACTCAAAATTTACTTCATTTAAAAACAAATTAAAAAAACCGGAATGGCAAAAAATGTTTGAAAGAATTACTTTTGTGGAAAATATGGATTTTCAGGAAGTGATTAAAAAATATGATGGTCCAACAACTTATTTTTATGTTGACCCACCCTACCACATCGTAGGGGAAGGTAGTTATTATTCAAATCACGATTTTGGAAGACAAGACCATGTAAGATTAGCAAATTGTCTAAAAGGTGTCCAAGGTAAGTTCTCACTATCATATTATGACTTTCCCCAACTACATGAGTGGTTTCCTGAAGATGAATTTAGATGGGAGAGAAAAGAATTTTCTAAAGCCGCTGGGGCAAAAAAAGGCCAAAGTCAAACTAAAGGTGAAGAACTTTTAATTATGAATTATTAAAAAAAAAAAGAAGTAAACGATTGTAGGTAATAAATTATTGATTATATTTGCATTCGATATATTTATAATTAAATTAAAATAACATGAAATTCACACCGATATTAAAGTCAATTATTTTAGAACAATCAAAAAAAACAAGATTTGAAATACTATATGACGCCCTTACTCAACCTTCACTTGATAAGCAAGGTAAAAAACAAAAACCAAAATTAACAAAAAAAGAATTAAACGATTTAGTTTTAGCTGACCCAACAACAAGATTAAATGATGTTGAGTTGGATAGTATGTCTAAAGAAGATTTTAATAAAATCAAGGCGGGTAAATATGTCGAATGGTTAATTAGACAATATTTGACTCTTAAAACTGAAAGACAACCGGGAGAAAACGGATATGACCGTGAACTTGCAAACGTGAGAGAAACTTTCATGGAAGACCTTTATAAAGTTACGGATGACTTGAAGAAATTTGAAAGATTTAAAAATAGAATCCAAGGGGAGAAAGATATTAATAAATTAACTGTGGACCAATTATATGATGCGGTTAAAGATTTTGATTTAACATTAGCGTCAACAACTAAGTCGGAGAGAAAGTCTGCGGATGTTCATCCTGGGTCTAAGTTAGTCTACGATGGGTCTGATTGGAGAGTTATTGAAATTGAAGATAAAGGACCGGTAGGTAAAGAGGCAGCTTGTTTCTATGGAGGTAATAACGTAGAAACTAGGTGGTGTACCTCAACTCCGGGAACTGACCAATGGTTTAATAGATATATTAAAGATGGTCCATTATATGTTATTTATAATCCTAATGATACTGACATCTCAACAACAACAGGTTTACCTAAAAATAGATATCAGTTTCACTTTCCATCAAATCAGTTTATGGATAAGGATGACCGTCAACAAGATTTAGTTCAGTTATTGACTGGTCCTATGTCTGAATTGAAAGACTTCTTCAAACCCGAGTTCGCTAAAGGGCTTACAGTCGGTGGTGAGAAATTAGTTATTGATAGTTTCACTCACGGTGCTGTTGGTAAATTCATCGCACTTTATGGATTAGAAGATTTAATTGGTAATTTACCTGCAACTTTGAAAGAATTCCAAATCCAAAATAAAGATGCTAATAATAATATTGTTATCACTATTCCCGAAGATATTGGAAGATTTAAAGATTTAAATATGATTATGTTGGATAATTGTGTTGATAGTATTCCGGATTCTGTTTGTAACTTACCAAAACTTAAGTTTTTAGCTTTGATTAATAATAAACAACTTAAATCAATTCCTGAATGTGTTTCAAACTTACCAGCATTATTATTCCTTAACTTGAAAGGTAGTCCAAATGTTGATGTACCTCAAGCTATTAGAGAAAAAGGAACCGACATGGGCGGTGGTATGTGGGATTTACAAGACTAATTAAGAAAAAAATATGAATGTAGATATTGAAGTATATTTAAGTGGATTAATTAAATTCTTTAAGGATAATCCAAAGGATTTACTCAGTTTAGTTCCTAAAGATAAAGAAAGTGATTTTTACTCTATGTTGAGAAAATTCTCATGTGACAATCATGATAAAGGACACGACTATGTTTTAACCCGGAATCAAATACTTGAAATATGTGTCCAGTTAAGTGATTCGAAAAATATTTTAGTTTTTCCTAAATTAATTGATGAGAATGAGTTGGATGAATTAAAGTTAATACTTGATAAAGAACTCAATGATGAAAATTATGAAGAGGCTGCGAAAATTAGGGATAAAATAAAAGAAATATCATAAAATAATAAAAAAAAAGGAGAACAAATTTGTTCTCCTTTTTTATTTTTTACTATCTTTGCTCTTATGAAACAAGAGATAATAAAATTTCAGCATGAAGAGTACCATACTATTATTCATAAGAGTTCAAACCCTATTGATTATAAGGAACCTCGAACAATTCCTACCGATATTTGGTTGGATGAGGATGATTTATTTGGTTGCAATAATAAACCTGAAGAAAAACCGGATTCAAGATATTCGGCCAAGAAACCATTATATATTGTAGACAAAATTAATAACGATGAACAAGTCTATGTTGAAAATTACGGTAATCCAATTTGCACTGTTAGGAAGGATTATGTTATGGTTGTTATTGAAAGGGATGAGGATAAGATTGCGATGAAGTTATTTTATGGAGGTAAAGTAAGAACCAAAGGGACCAAATACTTTAAAGTTAATAAAAATGTTGAATATATTACCGTTAATGTAAAGACTGGTGATGTGTATAGTGGATACTTGAAAGGATTCCAAAAGAAGAGAAATTATAGTAAAAAAATTCGTCGAAATTATTTTATGGAATCTTCGTTGGATTGGATGAAAAGTAAAATACGGAACTATTTAAATTTATATAAAATTGAAAACTCGACCAGTATTGCAACTGACCTTGTCAATAGATTTATAGATGAAATAGATAAAAACCGATATGAAGATTTGACTATTGATGATAGACTATTCAAATTTTATTTGGATAAGAGAGGTATTAAATATCCTAATAATTTTGGGTCTTATATGAATCATTTAATTGGACCATCAATTAGAAAAAAATTAAAAAAGAACGGGGGTAAACTAGTTGACGCCTTCATGGATGAATTTAAATTACAAGGTAAAGTTTTAAAAAAATCATTACATGAATGTAAAAGATTAAATCTTGAAACATATAATTACGCTAAAGATATGTTTGGTGATGATAGATTAAATCAAGACCCCGGAGTAATAGTTTCATTACTAGAAACAACTAATCATGTTAATAACCAACAATCGGGAACCTCATTAAAAGAACTAATGATGAATAGTGAGTTGGATAAATACTATAAGGCGTTTAAAGAAGTATTTGTAAATTTAAATATGGACACTTATACTTTGGCAGACCATGTTAGAATGTATTTGGAATTACGAAGATATGGTTTGGATGTAAAATGGATGACAGATGGAACAGATAGAGATGCTTTCCATAATGAACATCTTGATTGGACGGATAAACTATCTCATTATAAAAATGGTACTTATACTAGAATTTATCCGGAAATACTCCATAAGTTATTAACTGAAAAGATTGGAGATTGTGTACCAGTATTATTAACGACATCTGAAGAATATAATGAAGAAAGTTTAACACAATCAAATTGTGTTAAAGGATATGTGGGAAGACCCGAATCAATTATTGTTTCATTAAGAAATGGTGATGAGCGTGCGACTATCGAATACCAAGTTAAATTAATTGATGAAAAAATTACAATTAATCGAGTTCAATCTTTAGGTAAGCGTAATCAAACCTTAACTACTGATTGGGATGATGTTATGTTGAGTTTAGATAAAATAATGTTATCATTCATTAAAGATAAAAATTTTGAATTGGTTAAGGTTATTAAAGAAAATGGTATGGGGATGAAGATTAGTTCTGATTCTAAATGGGTGTTGACTAGTTGGGGGTCAACTCAATTAGAATGGGAAAATCCAAGAATATCTAATAATGATAGTTTTTTATGGTTTATTTAATTGATATGAAGAAGTCGAATTACATTGAAAGAATTGAGGTAGATGAAGGAAATAATTTTTCAGTCATGAATTTACCGTGTGCTAATATTGAGTTTGAAAAATTTATTGATGGTAAATTTGAATTAGTTCATAGTATTTCAGATATTGGACAAAATTTTAAAATCACCTTCAAAGAGAAACTTTATAAAACAAAACAAGAATTTTATTTATATTTAATAATAACTGAGAATGACAGTATTCAAAGTGTAGTCTATTATAAACAGAAACAATTAGACGAACTTAGATTAATCGTCGGACAAATTTTAAAACAAACAAATTTATGGAAATGATTTTTTGGGTTACTTGGTGATATTTATAATAAAAGACACCAATGAGCGTAGAAAAAGGGAGAATATATAAAATAACAAATAAAGAAAATGGTTTAATTTATATAGGTTGTACTATATCGTCATTAGATAAAAGGTTTAAGGAACATTTATCAAGATGTTTTACCTCAAATTATAAATCAAAGTTATATAACTCAATGAAAAAATATGGTCAAGAAAATTTTACCATAGAATTGATTGAAGAATGTGATTTTAATTTTATTTACGAAACAGAAAAAAAATATATAGACCAATATAATTCATATAATAATGGGTTAAACGCTACAATAGGTGGTGAAGGTTGTTTAGGGTATGTTCACTCTCCGGAAATGAGGGTTAAAATATCTGAGGCAGTTAAAAATGGTAATTCTCATAAAGGTAAAACATATGAGGAACTATATGGTGATAAAGCAGATGAACAACGAGAAAAACGACGATTATCAGTTAAAAAAGGTTGGGTGTCAATTTCTGATGATGAAAAAGAAAAACGAGTTAATAAAGGAAAAGAAACTAAACAAAAAAACTCTAAGTATGGTGTTGAATTAGTTAAAGAGATTAAACAAAAAATAAATGAAGGGTTAAAAGTTAAGCAATTAAAAGAACTTTACCCTCAAGTCAGAGAAAATTTTTTCTATGAATTAAAAAATGGTAGAAGTTGGTCTAATATAAATTAAAACTATGGAAATTACACAAGAAGAATTAAAACAAAAAATTAAAAATGGGGATAAACTTATTATTGACTTTTGGGCAAAATTTTGCGGACCGTGCAAAGTTATGAAACCGGCTTTTGATAAAGTATCTGAGGAACTAAGAGAAGGTAACTCGGAAGTTCAGTTATATACCTTAGATGTGGAAGAGAATCGAGATTTAGCAGTAGAATTAGGTGTTAGAGCCGTACCAACATTAAAATCTTTTTCAAACGGGAAAGAAGTCTATTCTCAACCGGGAATGAAAATGGAATCTCAAATTAAACAATTAGTTGAAGATTTGTTGAATTAATCATGAAAGATTTAAATGTTATAGTCTACACAATGAAGGGATGTCCTTTCTGTGTAGATTTCAAAAAAATACTAACCAAGGAAGGTATAGAATTTTTTGACCGGGATATTGATAAATACAAAGATGAGTATGATACTTTCACTCAAATAACAGAAAATGATATGATTCCAGCCTTACTGATTATTGAGGGGGATGATACCAACTACGAATCGTTCTTGTATACTCCGGAGAGAAACTATAACGAATTAACTGAAGCGGTTGATATTATTAATCAACATAGAAAGAAAATTGGTATAATTTAAAGTATTACTAAATTTTTATTAATTTTTTTAATAAAATCATAATCATCAAGTGGATTGAGTAGTTCAAAGCTCCAATCCACTTTTTTTATTTCTTTTTCTAACCAAGCCATATCAAAATCAAACACATCAAGTATTGATGAGGTTAGAGTTTTATCTAATGAAGGTATGTATGTATCGGTTTTCTTTACTGAAAATATTGGTTCACCATCTTCAGTTTTATTTTTAGACATATTGAAAATAAGGGTGTTTACGGGATAGTTTGGTGGAATACTATAAAAGATATGTTTACCATAATAATAATGTAACCTGCCTTGTCCTAATGAATAACCATGAGGAAACTCAGAAACGGAAACCATCTCATCATCAGTTATTTCTGTAATGATATGATTATAGTCGTATGATGACTTTTTATTTTGATATGATTCTATTTGAAAATGACTATAAGAACAATTAGAAGTGTCGTGATAAACAAATTCAAAATCAATGGGTTTGGACATTTTGACTTCATATTCAATTAAGTCTACAGTATGTGAAAGTTTGACTTTACCGATAAGGTCTTCATATTTTTTGAGGAATTCCTCTAATATTATTGGTAAATCCAATACTTGGTTATAACTTGTTTTCCCTTTAATTACGAAGAAATTTTTACAATCAACTACTTTGATTATTGTCTCTTCATTATGTGGTATTTTTGATATTATGAAATCGGCAAATAAATTGGTAATTAATATTCTACTACCTATATTTTTTAAAACCATGTTAAATTATGATAAATGTTTAATGTTTTGGGAATTATAAACAATTCTAAAAAATAAAGAAATAGAAAAGGGATTCGTTTTGAATCCCTTTTTTTTATATGTAATCACCAAATATTTCGTTGATGTTCTTTTTTATCTCAGTCCAACTTGGATAGTCAGGAGCCCAATAAGATAAACAATCACCATTATCATCAAGAATATTAATAAAGTCTCCAAAATATTCTAAAGTTTGACTACTTCCTTTACTATTATATAAATAATCTTCGATTGGAGTGTAAAAATCCCTAATAGGCATCTCAAGTACTTCAATCTGAGTGTCTTTTTTATATGGATGTTGTTGATATTCGTATTTACGGTTTTCAACATCAAATAAATTATCAAGTTTATCCCATACTCCTTTATACACATCGGATTCATAAGCACTGTTATATGCATTTGAATGGATTGAAGTTAATTCGCTATCTAAATCGGGTAAATCGTGGTCTAATAAATAACCCATTGTCTCTGAGTCATTAACAACTGATGCAACATTTTCCATATTAATGGTCGCATAATCGGTATTTTGTTGAGATGAAATATCCTGAAGTAAATCAGTTTGAACATCTATTTCAATACCGTCCAAATTTGTAACAATATAATTGTATAAATGTTTTAAATTTTCTTCATTGAGTTCTTCAATAACATCTCTATAAACATCATCGGTCGTGTCCCAATATCTATCAAAATCAGATTCACCTGAAAGAATTTCACCAATTGTGTCTTGACTAATATCATTTCTACCACCGTCACAAAAAAGTTTTTTTAAGTCAGTTGAATCTCTCAAGATTAAAACAGGTGGTTTACCTTCTTCAAATCTAACATCACTAATTTGTCTTGCAACCTCTTCTCTAAATTTCTCAGTGTTAGTTTCTGATAAATAAAGAAGGTAATCATTTTTCATATAATTGTTTTCCAAATTAAGTTCGTCTAAGCGACCTCTTTTATCCATTATTTTAAAAAATGTTTCGGAGTCATTAAAATATTTCTCAATATCTAAATCACCATCATTGTATAATTCTATTATTTCATCTATATCCATATCTATAAATATAAAAAAAGGAACAAATTTAATGTTCCTTTTTTATTTTTTAACTCCTTGAAGATTAATTTGAGGTTTTATTCACATTGTAATACTTCTCAACCGTCTTCTTAATTGCAGCTTTTACACTCTCTGTTTGTTGTTGTTTAACAGCTTGTGCTTGTTGAATTTGAACGACTTGTTGTTCTGGTGTTTGATTTTGTTTACCCTTGCATCCACAACCCATCTTGATAATTTTTAATTGTTTATTACTATAAATAGTGATTATGGTTTAATTATAATATAAAAACGATATTTATTAAATAAAAGATTTATGCAATTTTCAGAATTAATTATAGAAAGTAGAGAAGATGACTTCAAAAAGAAGTATTCGAAGAAATTTTCACCACAAAACTTAGAAAAAATTACAAAAGATGTCGCCCCAAAATACCTAGATTGGGTTGGAAAGGTTATTGACGAAATAAATTTTGATGAAACATTTTCAAAATTGGTTCCTACCGTAAACAGATTTCAAAATATCTCAACAAATCTACCTCAAACGGATATTAACCAATACAAAAGTTTTGATGAGTTATATGATTCCATTACAAGTTATGATAGTCGTATTAGAAGAGAAGTAAAACAAGTTAAAGGTGGTAATGTAGTTTACGATGATGGAGTTTACTTTGTTGTTAATCCGCTAAACTATGAATCATCTTGTTATTATGGTAAAGGGACAAAATGGTGTACTGCTGCTGAAACAGACTCTCATTTTAAAAGATATAATGAGGATGGTAAATTATTTTATATTATAGACCGAACAAAGGCGAGTAACGACCCAAATTATAAAGTTGCGTTATTAAAGAAATTCGATGGTGACATATCGTTTTGGGATGCGAAGGATGATAGAGTTATAAATGTCGAAAGTATTTTTGGAGAAAAAAAATATAATGAAATTATGTCATCTGTAGACCAATTCTTGGGGGAGGTATACCCAGAACAAGTTAAACTATATGCTGATAAAGCCGCGGCTAAAAAAGAAAAAGAACGACTTGAAAGATTAAGAATTGAGAGAGAAACACGAGAAAAGAGAGAACAGGCCCAAGATAGGAGAGAAGAAGGTGAATGGGGTGGAACATATGAAAATATGGATGAGGAAGGATTAAAAGCTCATGCTTTATTAGATTGGTTGGTAAACAATAGTGATGTTGAGGCAATAACCAATGAAGATAGGGTTGAAATTACAAGATTGGAGAATGAGATTGAACGATTAGACCAAGAATATGATAATAGCGAAGACCCAAGACCGGAGTTACTTGACCAAAAATTTGAATTAGAGGATGAGTTAGAAGAATTAAGAAACAAGATTGATGTTTATAATATTATACCAACAGGTAATTTTTGGCATTGTAGCGAATTTGAGGTTATTGATGCTGGGTTAGACGACAGAAGATATGCGGTTGGGGATGAAGATGATATGAGTAGAAGTGCTTATGAAAGTGTTGAAAATTTAATTGATGATATAGGGTATGAAGGATTTAATAAATCATTCGCAATGAATTATTTAGACACAGAAGCTATTGTTGATTATGCTGAAGAACTGTTTAATTATGATATTAATGATTCTCCGGAAAGTTATTTTGATGATGACCAACGAGAATTATCGGATAGACAAGAAGAGGATATTAAAGTTGCTAGACTTTTTATTGAGAGAGCGGAAAATCAAATATCCATGATGGAAGACCAAATGGATGGAGATAATGATGACGAGATTCAAGAAAAAATTGATGAGTTAAAAGAATCTATTGAAACCTATGAAGAAGAAATTACGGAAATTGAGGAAAATCCTGAAGGTGATTTCCCCGATGACTTAATTGAAAATATGGTTCATGACAGAGTTAGAGAGGTTAGAGATGACCCTGAAGAATTTTTAAATGAATATGGATTGGAATGGGATAACTATATTGATAAAGATGATTTTATTGAAGGTGTTGTAAATGAAGATGGATATGGGACCACACTCAATCATTATGATGGAAATGTCGACGAAATTAAAGTTGGAGACCAATGGTTTTATGTAATGAGGATTGATTAATTTTTTTTAGTTTATATATTAGTCTTATGGGTAGAAAAAAGAAATTGTCCTTCAAATTAAATCCTGAGTGGATGTTGAAGGAACCATTAGATTTTGAATATAACAAATATACTTTGTTAGATTATATTCAAAAATGTGAAAAAGGATTTGACAAGTTGGAGATTTATCCTGACTTTGTTGAAATTTCATTGCACTTAGCAAATTTACAATCATTAGTTAAAGAAAATACATTATTATTAACAAATAAGAAATTTGAATCTTGTGATGATGAAATTTTAGTTAAGGAACTTACACCGAAAAAACCAAGGGATTTAACGAAAGAAGAAGAAGAGGAACTAGTAAAAACTTTAAAGTTCTCGAATTCAAGATTATTTGATGCATTTAATATTGCAAAATCAATATGGAATTTGGCTTACGACAATATTGACTTGTATATCAAGAAGAATAGAAAATCAATTGCAACTGGACATGGTTATGTTTTTTATCATAATAAATTAGATACAAAAATATTCGTATGGGAATATGAAATTAAAAAATCTAAAGAAGACAGACATAGCCATAAAACATATGTTACTTCGATTTATAGTGGTTCTTCAGAAGATTTACTAGTCCCTGAAATAATCGAAGCCTTTTCAACTTGGAATCAAACGGATTATTTTAAAGACCTCCCAATATTTGAAATACAATCTTCACAAAATTTTCCAATGGAACAAACTTTAGTTCCTATCATGAAGAGAAAACTTACTTCATATATTTATCAAATTGTTAATTCAGAAAAGTTAAATAACTTTGACTTTGAAAAATAATTTGATTATTATTCCCTTGTGGGATTTAACAAAAGATATATAACAAAACAATCATCTTTAGAGGCTCTCAACTGTAATGGATTAAAACTCTATTATGGTCGGGCCGATACGATGATATTTGAAGATGACCTTAGTGAAATCATTTATGACTTATACTTGTCCGGGAAACCCGAACAGGAAATACTAAACATTATTAATTTAAACACGGAAAAAGATGAAGTGCATTAAAACAATTAAAAAAACCAACTCAAGAGAGATTGGAGAAGTAATCAGAACTGAAGAAAAAGATGCTGACATAAGAGTGAGTACAGGTGTTTGGGCGTATTGTCCAAAGAGTGAATGGAAAGCGTTAACAAGGAGAGTTAAACCTGTTATTAAGAAAGAAACTGAAGAAGGTTCTGAGGATAAACCTATTACCAAAAGAGGTAAGAATAATATTCAGTAATTATTATGACTAAAGAAATGGTGAACAACCCTGACCATTATGGGGGCGTAGATAACCCATATGAGGCTATTAAGGTGATAGAAAATTGGTCTTTAGATTTTCATTTGGGTAATACTGTAAAGTATATCTCAAGGGCCGGTAAAAAAAATCCTGATAAAGAAATTGAAGATTTGAAAAAAGCGATGTTTTATTTGGATAGAAAGATAAAAAATTTAGAAAAATGATATATTATTTAGTCGGACAACCTCACGCTGGTAAGACCACATTGTCCAAATTATTAAAAGACCATTTATCCTCGCAAAACATTATTCAAATAGATGGGGATGATATCAGAGACATCTTTCAAAATAAAGATTACTCTGAAGAAGGTAGAAGAAAAAATATTCAAAGAGCTCAAGACATTGCAACGTTTTTAAATGTTAAGGGGTTTAATGTCATAATATCATTAGTTTCACCTTATAAAGATTTGAGGGATGAATTAAAAGAAAAAAGTGAAGTAGTTGAAATTTATATTCATACAACGGATATCCGAGGTAGAGAAAATTTTCATGTTGAGAATTATGAAAAACCAACTGAAAATTATATAGACATTGACACCACAGGTATTTCTGAATTCGATTCAATTGGTGAATTAATAGATAAAATTGACGAACATATTAGTAAGTAATGGAAAATTGGGAAAGAAAAAAACACGTACAAGCTGCGTTTGCTTCATCATCAACAAATAAAAAATATTCAATGTTTGTTGGAAGATGGCAACCATGGCACCATGGACACAGAGCCTTGATTGACCAACAACTTAATTTAGACAAAAATGTATTACTTTGTGTAAGAGATGTTGAGATTGACGATAAAAACCCATTTTCGACTGAATGGGTTGTGAATAATTTAAACAATGAATTAAAAGAATTAATTGAAGAAGGTCGATTGGTAATTCAAGTCATTCCGGACATTGATAGTATTAATATTGGTCGAGGTGTTGGATATGATGTAATTGAACATTTCCCACCGGATGAGATTAAGAATATTTCTGCAACCAAAATTAGGGAACAGATGAAAAAGGATGGTAAGTTATGACAGTAGATATTGACCAATACGCGGAAGGTGCGGTTTTATTAGATGGGTTAGAGGACGCAATTATTGGGATTGTTGAGGATTTTGGTTCTCCGGGAAGAAAAATGTTATATTCTAAACCAAGAATATTACACATCCTACAAGAAAGAGATTTAATGACTTATGGTGAAGCTGAAGAGTTTTATGATTATAATATATTAGGTTTATATGCGGGCGAATTAACACCAGTATTTTTAGATTTAGAGATTACACCAATAAAAAAAGAAGATGGTTGGGAATACCAATTAATAGAATAGTATGATAGAAACAGGAAAGATTATAAATGGTGAGTGTGTTGAGGTTATGGGAACATTTCCTGAAGGTTGTGTGGATTTAGTGGTGACTAGTCCTCCATATTCAGTTAACATCAAATACGATGTCTATAACGATAGTATTCCAATGGATGAATATTGGGATTTTACAACAAAATGGTTAACTGAAGCGTATAGAGTATTAAAGGATGACGGAAGAATTGCTATCAATGTTCCAATAGAAGTGAATGTTCAAGAAAGAGGTGGGAGAATACTATTCAACGCTGAATTTTGGATGAAGATGAAGGAAGTCGGGTTTAAGTTCTACGGGATGGTTGATTTAACTGAAGATTCACCACATAGAGTGAGACAAACCGCTTGGGGTTCGTGGATGTCAGCATCCAGTCCCTATATCTATAACCCAAAAGAATGTATTATATTGGCTTATAAGAAGACAAGTAAAAAATTAACCAAAGGTGAATCTCAATGGACGGGAAACCCAACTAAAGTAATTCAAGAAGACGGAACCATTAAAAATAAAATGGTTTATAAAGATGAGGATAAGAAAGAGTTTATGAACTTGGTTTTTGGAAGGTGGGAATACTTTGCAGATACTAAATCATTAACCAAGGCAACATTTAGTTTAGACATTCCGAGCAAAGCGATTAAGATATTATCTTATAAGAACGATATTGTTCTTGACCCCTTCATGGGTAGCGGGACTTCGGCGGTCAGTGCTGAAACGTTGGGCCGCAGATGGATTGGAATTGAAGTATCTCCGGGTTATTGTGAGGTCGCAAGAAATAGAATTAAAAATTTTATTAGAGAACGAGAACAAATTGAATTAGAATTAAAATAGAAAAGGGTCGTAAGACCCTTTTTTTGTTTGTATTGATATTTATAATTAAAATAAAAAATGAAGAATATCATTATAACAGAATCTCATTTGAAATCCATCCAAGAAAGATATATCGGTGGGGAATCATTATATGATGAAAACACCCAAATGTTAAACGAAGAATGGTGGAACACTCTTGGAGATGTTGTGGGTATTTTCGACCCAACAGGAGTTGTTGATTTGGTTAATGGTCTTGATTATATTCGTCAAGGGGAATATTTATTTGGGTTTTTGTCTATGATAGCAATTGTTCCTTATGTTGGAGATGTAATTGCCAAACCACTTATGGGGGTATCGAAAGGTAGTAAAGCTATGAGAGGTGTAAATGAGGCGATGGGTATTGTAAAAAATGGGGGTAATGTTGCAGACGCTAGTAAAATATTATCTGATGCAGGAAAGGCTTCACCACTATTTAGTAAATTGTTAAACACTTCAATTAGTTGGGGAGGTAAATTAAGACAAATTATTGATAGAATCCCTGGCGGAAAATTAACTGCGGGGTTAAGAAAAACATTAATAGATTGGATTGACCTTTTTACTGGTGTAGCTAGACAAAGAAAAAATGTTACTAAAGTAACTGCAAATTTTGCTAAAAGAATTAAAGCGGCTGACCCGGCAACTGCAACTGCATTGGTAAAACAATTAAAAACACAGTTAGGTAAAAGTAGTAGGACATTAAGAGATTATAAAATGACTGACCCTTCATTTATGGCTAAATATGTTTGGCCTGGAGTTTCACTTAGAAATAGAGAATTAACCGGATTAATGAGAAAAACTAAATTCTATGCGGGATTGCTTGATTATTTGGGTGTTGGAAACTTTGTTGGACCTGAAGAATTATCTGAAAAGATGGGAGAAGAGAATGTAAAACAAAAAATGATTGAATATTCAAAAACTCAGGAAGGTCAGAAAAATTGGGGTGAAGATATGAGTGGAGTGTCACAAGAAACAACTACACCAACACCTCCTGCACCTCCCACACAACCAAGTTCGGATAATGGTATTAAAGACGACCCATTTAATCAAATGTTGAAAGGGATTCTTATGGGTAAATTAAACCCAATACCGGGAATGTAATATATAAATAATAATAAAAAAAATACACATGACAAAGATTATAAGATTAACTGAATCAGATTTAACAAATATTGTTAGAAGAGTTATTGAAGAACAAATGAATACTCAATCACCGATTGATATTCAAATGACTAAAATTAAACCTGAAATGGGTGGAAAATATTGTTTTGGGAACCCACAACGAATGAAATCAACTTACGGAAATAATGTTGTATTACATAAAGTTAGAACTGGTGATACATTAAGTGGTATTGCATCGAAATATCCTGGTGTTAGTAGTGTTGACGAAATAATTGCAACTAATAAAAGTTGTCAATTATCAAAAGGGTTAAAAGGTGGGGATGTGATTGCTATTATAATGACACCTTCAGTGTGATATGAAAAAAAGTGAATAACGTTAAATCAGAACGATTAAAGAAAAATGTTTAAGATTATAAAGTATCGATGTAGGGGTTTCCATATATCGGCAACAACATTATCTTTCAATACAATTGAGGTAGTATGTTCAAACATAGGTCTTATGGTAGATATACCCCATTTAGAAATAATCCTGATGAGGGTTTTTTTATTATGTCGTAGCCATTGGGTTTTGTTCAAGTATCTTGTAATCTTTTCAAGAAGGGGAAGAAATACAAGAACACCTGAGGGGCAAAAATTAGAGTAAGTATTCTATAACATCACCCGCTTCGATATTTAAATATTCACAGGTTCCACCTTCAAGTTCTAGTACGATATTACCGTTACCACAATAACTTGAACATTCTTCACCTTCACATGGAGGACAGTTGTGGTGGATATTTACAATAACATTATTACGGATGATTATGATATCCAAATTGGTTATACAATTCTTCATCCAAAAACATTGTTTGTTACCTCCCATTAGGAATAACAAACCTTCAAAAGATTTGTCAAATGTTTTTCCCATCATGCCAATCGCTTGAGATTTCTTATCAATTAGGGTTTTGACTTTGAAGATATTTTGATTAATTTTTACATTCATAACAATAAATATATGGAAATTACAAGGTATGCTGGTGTTTTAGTAAAATGTGGTGATAAAGTTTTACTATGTAAGAGAAACGCCAAAGGATTATATCCCGGAATGTGGTCATTACCCGGAGGTCATCTTGAAGATGGGGAGACAACAATGGATTGTGCAAAAAGAGAACATTTCGAAGAAACGGATATTGATATTGACGATTACGATTTAACCTTTATCGGTGTTGTACCAAGGACAAATCGTGACGGTACGAAAATCAGGGGTATAATGTATGTTTATCAATTGGATACTGATAAAGAATTAAAGCCTGATTTTGATAATGCTATGTCAGGTGATGAACATAGCAATTGGGAATACTTCACACTCAATCAAATCAAACCGGAACAGACCGGAGTGAACTTACACAAACTTATTTCGATAGTAATGAAAAAATAATTCATTTTTTATTTGGAGGTACCAAAATTAATAGTATCTTTGTACTCACAAAACGATAAAGATATGGCTAAAGAGAAATTGTATAGAAGTGTTAACGGAGAGTATTTGTACTTATTCAATTGGATAGGTGGAGGATTTAATGATGTGTGGGCTTCAAGTAAAAGGGAGGCTTATGCTAAGGTGATGAGAGAAAGAAGAGAAAGTGCGAAGAAATATCCAACACATGTTAAGTTGACTCCGGACTACAATTCAATGAGGAAATGTACCTACACTGAGTATCAAGCGCAAAACCGAATGGGATGGATGATGTCAATGTAAATGAGTTAAGTGGGCAAGGTCCTATAACGGCTTACAATAAATTCTTTAATGGTAAGATATACGACGGATACAAAAATGTAAATGGACTTCCCTTTATAGTTTCTTTCCGGGTGAGAACAATAACATTAGATTATGGCGGTGGATATCGAATTCGGTGTGATATATTATCTTTACAGTATGATGGTGAGAATAAGATTAACACTTCTAAAATGAATCTTTTACAGTCCTACATTAAGAGAGAACTGAAGAGTGATTTGAATTTGTGTTCGATAGATAATGAAGATATTGTTATATCAAACCGAAATAAGTTTGAATATGAACTTCCTAACAAAAATATTTTACTTGGAGGTGATTATAGTCTTTATGAGAAAAGTATTAGTAAGTATTCTTATACTTCACCTAAAGATGAGATTAGTAGACTAACAGGTTACAAATTAAAAATTTATTAAGATATGACGGAATTAGGGGACGCATTCTTTACGGGAGTTATTGTGGGAATTGTTTTAGGAGTTGTGTTAATGGTTGGATTAGTGTCCAATAATAAAGAGAAATAAAAACTACTTGAGTAAGTGGGAGTGGTCAATCAACAACCCAAAGAAGTTTCAGGTAAAACTATATATAAACGGGATGGCTGCGCCCATATAGGTAATAAGGAAGTTAATGGTTTTTAGGGGGATTGGACTAGTTTTTAACATTAACGAAAATAGTCAGGTTGGATACAAGGTCGGTTCGAGTCCGATGGAAGGTTATGGATGACGGGTAGCTCCCTGTAGAGAGGTTCGATTCCTCTCCTGACTACAAAGATTAAATTAAATGGAATTACCAACGGATTACACAAAACTAGCGCCTAAACAAAGAAGAGAGGTTAGGATACAATACATAAAGGAACAGAACAATCTGTGTATGTATTGCGGGGAGACTTTAGATGAGGTTGCACCCAATAGAATAACAGGTAAACCGATTAATTGGAAGTTGTTCCCGGAGGGATTTTTACAACATCCGATACATCTTCAACATTGTCATAAAACAAATATGACCGAAGGTGCGGTACACGCTTATTGTAATGCTGTTTTATGGCAATATGAGGGAAGATAAAAAAAAACAAGAATTTAGTTGTTATATTAAAAAAAGTATTATCTTTGTGCCATAAAAATAAATAAAAAATTATGATTTCAGAAGAACAATTTTTGTTAGGTTTGATGATTACATTATCAATTGGTTTAGTGGTTTTATTCAAAAAGTTAGATACAGATGATGAATTTCCATCATTCTTACGTTGGTCTTGTGCGATTGTTAGTTCATTGTTATTAATAATTGCCATCTTCCCGATTGTTAGATGGATTGATTCTGATAGTACTGAGTATTACTCACGTAGAGTTAACATCCAATCAATTAAGAATAGTGATGAGGTTGGAGGACATTTTATGTTGGGTTGTGGTAATATAGAACAGACAGAGTATTACTACTACTATTACAAATCAGTGGAAGGTTATGTTAGAGGTAAGAAACCGGTTGATGAGACTTTTATTGTTGAAACAACAAATGATAAACCACACGTTGAGGTTAAGATAACTCATTATGAATCAAAGTCGGGGTTATTTAGATATTTGGATGTGGAAAATAGTAAATATAAAATAATTGTACCCAAAGGTACTGTTGTTAATAGATTTGAGGTATACTAAACTCAGATAGTCATGATTATAAGGTCGAGCTCTTTTAGAGTGGATGGGACTTATGTCTGTGGGTTCGAGTCCCACCATGACTACAAGGGGTGTTGGTAGCTCCTGACGGGTTTAGACGTGTAACTTTCCCTCCAACAACCAACCTTGTAATTATTTACACGCAATTGGATTAATATAGAAACAACTCTTCGTAAGGTTATCAGATTAAACGTTACAAACAGTCAGGTGGCGGAAAGCTTATAATGTGAGAAATCCTGTTATAACGAGGTAGACGCTCACAGGTTGGTATTGTAAAAGAGGGTTTAACCTCCATCTCCACGTTTTAGTGGTTATACCTTACAGGTTCGAGTCCTGTCCTGACTACTAAACAAAACAATATGCCACACACAGAAACATTTTTTGTATCGACAAAGAGTAATAAAGTTAAACCTGTTAATGAAAACCCAACTTCATACTTTAATCCCGATTCGAAAAGTAAAAATTTAGGAAAAGCGAAGTATATTATTGAGGTATTTGGTTATAATCATCAAAAAGTTGCTGAGGAAATCCGTGATGTTATTGATGAAAAACGATTAAGTGATAAATTATTTCGTATAAGAGTAGAAACAAGATAAACAATAGTCAGGTGGCGGAATTGGAGAGACGCAACTCTATTAAGGAGTGGAGATGAAATAAACTCATACAGGTTCGAATCCTGTCCTGACTACGAATTAAAAAAAAAAATAACAAAGGTATTGACTTTTGGTGATGTTATGAGATATTTATTATCTCACGGTTCGAGAGAACCAAAACACCCCAACAAAAGTTTCATAAAAAATTTGATAGTAACAAAACTATTACTTACCTTTGTGAAACATATATCCCACAGATGTATGTTCGAGAGAATTTATGTATGTGGGTTTTTTTTTTGAAAAAAGTTTGATTGGTGTTTGGATATTAAAAATAAAGTATTATCTTTGTACTCGAATTAAAACAAAAAACATGAAAGACATATTATTGGTAATTGTATTGAGATTATTCTTTTTCACTGTAATAGTATCTTTAGTAAGTTGTAGTCCTGACTATATTCCATCATCTGATGAGGTACAACACACCATTCATATATCAAATGAAGGTAAACCTTTTGAGTATTGGTTGAATAAAGTTCACTACGATAGTGAGGGACAAGAGATAAAAGTAATAGTGGATTCAGGTACTCAAATTACTCTCAGTGCTATAGTTCCGGTTATTAACGGAGTTTCAATTAGTCCTAACTTTCAAGTATACCAAGATAGTAGGATTGTGGAGTTAAAAAAAGTTACAATAGGGTTCTTTTGGTATAAAGTAAAATAATTAAAAAAAAAAAGTGTTAAAGTTTTTGACAAATCAAAATAAAAGTTTTACCTTTGTCGAAGAAATAAAGTTCTTAAAAATATTGAAAGATTAGTGTGGGTGTTGTGTCGAGGTTTCAAGTCCCTCCGGATTCATCCGTAGCTCAGATGGTAGAGCATACACCCACATTATAATATATTCTAATTACAAGTTTAGGTCCGTAGGGCTGTAATGGTATGTGAGGAAAATGACTACGGGACAAACATACAACTGTACGAAATAAAGCAGAAGTCCTTCGCATTCAAAGTATTACTGTAAAATGTAATCGCCATTACAAGTTAGAATTAAATTGGTATTGTAGCTCAGTGGGGGATTTATCTTCCTTGGTAGAGCAGGAGTCTCGAAAGTCTCTGTGTCGCAGGTTCGAACCCCGCCGATACCACAAATAGTTTACTCTGTGATAAGATAGCAGATAGACCTATTACAGCAGACTATCCCATTAGGGAGTGCGAGTTTTAGGTAGTACAGAATGGGTGACCTACGAATGAGTAAATCTTAAGGTCTTATCACAGATTAAAAAAAAAAAGTTTTAGAAAGTACTTGACAAGCGAAAAAAGTATGTTATACTTATAAAACATTTAAGGGAAACCTTAAAGACGTTCTTAGAAATTTTAGATTATCCTTTACCCACTTCGGTGGAGTAAAAAACGATAATGGGTGGTATATCATCCTTAAATAAATTGATGAAAATCAATATAAACCGAACTTAGTTGTGTTATTAAGTTTGGGGCTTCTGAAAGGGAGCTCGAGTATACAAGTGAGATATCAGTGAGCCTGTAGTACCGAGGATAACTTCGTAGGGAAATGGATTACTGACCGGGAGATGTGGGTCTTTCGGTTGAGGGGGGAACCCCAAATTAAGAATAACTCATAGGAATTATGTGAGAAGTAAGGTCATCCAACCTTATAATTGCGAGTTCCAAAATTAAAGGAATCTTAACGCCGAAAGGCAAGATTAAGTAACAGGTGGTGCTGACTTTGTCCTTATCAAACATCTACCAAGATGTTGATTTGAAGAATTCTTGAAATTTGGAGATAGGGATATCTCATCGAGAAGTTTAGTATTTTGTGTCTCAAAAGGATACGAAGCTTATGGTAGACTACTTCTTGAATACATCCACAACACAATTACTATTTTCAATATGGTGAAAAACTAAAAGAAACATAGCAAAAATGTCTACCCGATGTCATTGACAAGTTGCCTACTTAGTTATGGGATGTCCATAGCACACAAAGACCGCAAGTCTGAATGTATTCTTACCAAAAACCTCTACGGAGTCGAATCCGGAGTCAGGTCGCAAGCTTGAAGAGAGTTGAATAATGAGAGAGTAGATGATATCGTAAGAAGTGATTGGTCTAACCAATCGGCAATGAGGATTACATCCCAAAAGGGTGTGGAAAAGAAGTCAAACAATAAAACTTCCAAAGATTCTCAATAAGACGAGTATTCTCATCGTATTAAGCCAAAAAGGTGTTACAGAAATGTGACACCTTTTTTTGTTTATATCAATTTTTATATTATCTTTGCCTTATGAAGAAGTCGATAAACATAATTAATAAGAAAGCCAGGTTTGAATATGAATTCCTCCAAACAGATATTGTGGGAATTTCACTATTTGGTAGCGAGGTCAAATCCATCCGTCAGGGAAAAGTTTCTATCTCCGAAGGGTACTGTTACTTCAAGGACGGTGAGTTATTTGTTAAGGGGATGAATATCTCCGACTATGGGTTTGGTTCATTCCATGAGACTGTCAGGGACCGTAAACTACTATTGAAAAGAAAAGAGTTGAATAGTTTGGAGTCAAAACTTATGAATGGTTTAACCATCGTTCCTTACCGGGTCTTCATCAATGAGAAGGGATTGATTAAAATGGAGATTGCTCTTGCCAAAGGTAAAAAGATTCATGATAAGAAAAATTCAATAAAAGAGAGAGATATTGACCGGGATATAAAAAGAGAAATAAATCGATAAAATGTTTGGTAGAATGAAAATAATAACTATCTTTGTACTCACAAAACGAAAGATATGAACCTACCTCAACACAATATTAAGATTCAACACGAAAAATTTGGTGTATTAGTAAATGAAACATTCATGAACGCCACTCAATTCAAGATATTTTTGAGTATGATTCAAGGATGTATTGAACTTAAGAATGATTTAACATTCTTTAATGGTTCCGACTTTTTAGTTCATATTCCTCACAAACATCTGGTTGAGTCGATTATTACAACTAATGTGGATGCGTCATTAACATTGGCAGAACATTTAATACAAAAATCAAAATTAGAAACAGCGTAATATATGGGAAATTTTTTAAGCAATTTACTTAAGGTTGCAATTGTGGGTGGTGTCGCTTACGGAGCGTACAAGTTTGGAGAACACGAGGGTGAAGATAAAGGTCGAAGAAGCGTGATGAGTGATGCTGATAAAGAAGAAATTGACCATCTAAAAGACCTGATTGATGAGTTAAAACAAAAGAAAAACAAAACAAAAAAAGATGAATATAACTTAATGTTATTGGAATCAAAACTTGTGGATTTGGAATACTAAGGATTTCCAAGTTAGATTAAACTTGGTGGTGGAGTCGGTACAAACTAGTACAGACCTAAAAGAGGGACATCGTGTCCCTCTTTTTTTATTGTTCATAGTCAAACCAAATACCAAAACCACAATTATCTCTAATGTGTTCATATGCAGAATCTTTAAAAGAATCAATCATCTCATCCCACTCACCCCATTCTCCCATTCCAACATCATCATATATTTGAGACAGTGTTTTATAATTGTCATCACCATTTTCATCTTGAGATAATAACTTACTTTCCCCCCAACCCCAATTAATAAGAACTTGAGTATCTGTTTCATATAAATCAATTCTTGATTCATAGATTTCGAGGTATATGTATTCAGAGCCATCCTCTTGTAATAATATTTTAATACCTTTACCTCCTTCACTTAACTTTTCTAATGCTTTTTCAGTAAATTCTTCTGCTCTTTCTTCGCCTACCTCATCAACTAAATCAGGTAAAAATTCATCTAAATTATACTCCATTGACCGGGCAATTGATTTAGTGTTTGGGTTTGGGTAACCCATCTTATTCATTACTTTTAAAAATTTGTTTAGCTCGCTCATATTATTCATAATGTTTTAAATTTCTCCAAGGTGTGTCAACATCTATCGACTTTCTCTGAGTTGATAGTAATACCGTAGGATTATCATCATGTCCAAAACAATAAGTTTCATCTGCCCTAAACCCTTTTTTAAATTCCATATAAGCATCACCATAAAAATTAAGTAGAATGTAGTTTTTATAAAAATTATTAAAATCAGACGTTTCCATTATTGGGACCAAAGTATTTTCATGTTCTATTGAAGTTGAGATTAGTTTTGGGTCCCAAGTTAGAATTGTCTCAATGTTGTAATCCCAGTCATCAGTTTCGACTTCACCGGTGTCGTGACAAGCTGGACATGTTTCTAATTTACTCCCATAACATTCGGGACAAGTTTCAACAGTACTACCATCACATTGGGGGCAAGTTAGATTACCGGCACCATTGCAATCCCAACAGGATTCTTCTTCGTTGTAAGGGTCAACTCCACTTCCATTACAAGTATCGCAAGTAATCTCTCCAGATTCATAACATTCACTACAAGGGACTTCACCTTCTCCATCACATTCTTGACAATCAATTTGACCTTCACCACCACATTCTTGACAAATTTTACGATGATTATTACCTTTACTGGAGAGTGTGAATAAAAACATTGAATCATTCAACATTTGTTCACCTAATTCAAAACTACTAGTTCGTTTATATGAATAAATTAAAAATGTTAATTTTATTATATTTTCAGCACCAATCATTTCGAAATAATCTTTTTGTTTTGTTGCCAACTCAAGTAATTCATCATATACTTGTTGAGGAATATCGTAATACTCTACGTAGTCCTCTAATTTTAATGCAAGTCTTTTTAATTTTTCGTTCATACTTTATATAAAATAATACCAAGGGTATTGTTATAAATAGATTTATTTACTAAATTTGCCTAATAAATTAATCACTATGGGAATTAAAATTAAAATAACTGAAGAAGAAATTTTATCGATGACAAACGATATTCAATTAGGTTCGTATATTAGAAAAAAATATATGATTCAAAAAGAAACAATGAATAGAGATATTGATATGTTATCTCTGGGTCAAATCCCGGACGATGAACCTGAGGTGTGCTTGGTTTGTGGTAAATTAACCCCTTATAGTAAGTCGACTCATATTGATTTAAGAGTTGGGTATGTTCGTGGTGCGGGTCAAGGATGTTTCTCTCCTGAAAAATGTTTGAAAAAAAATAAATAAAATAGTTGTAGGAATGAAATAATGTATTATCTTTGTACCCAACAAAAACCCATACCTTATGTCACAAAGTACAATCTTTAAAGTTCGTAATTACCAAGGAACAAATTCATTCGTAAACAAAATGAAATCAGTTGTAAATCAATATGGTTCATTAACAATCAAACAAGTGGAAGCGGTCGAAAAATGTTTAAAATCATCAACAGTTGTTGTGTCTAAAGAATTACCTGAAGACGTTAAAAGAATTGTTGATTACACCGGAGAGAACTCTTTTGTTAAAGAGATAGGTTCTAAGTTCAAACAATACGGTACATTAAGTGAAAAACAAGTTAGTGCTGCTATTAACCAAATCCAAAAGGAAGAGGATAAAGAAAAAACAATTCGTATGAATTGGCCAACCGAAGGGGAGACGATTAAAATCACTCGTAAAGTTGGTGAGGAATTGAAAAAGACTTATGGTCTTCAATTCAACCCTATCTTACTTGACATTACAAGATTGAAAGCGGTTAGTCCAAAGGCTGTTCAATTCGCAGGGAAGATGACAATCAAACGAGGAAAAGTTTGTACTTGTTGTGGAAGAACATTAACTGATGAGTTCTCAATGTTGACCGGAATTGGTAAGTTATGTGCTAAACACATCAGAGTTCCTTACATCACCGACAAGAGTCAAGCAGAGAGATTCCGTAACGAATACCTTGAAAGAGTTGAGGAGATTGGAGAAATGGTGTTTTGGATACCAAAGTCACAAATTGTGAAATGGGATGGGATGACAGAGACGATATTAAGAACAATGTAAATTATAAATTATGAGTGGAGGAGCATTTGATTACAACCAATATAAGATTGGTTACATCGCAGACCAAATAGAAGAAACAGTTATCAAGAACGGGGTCGAGAAGACCCCGGAAGAGATAAAAGATGACTGGCATAATGATGATTGGTATAAAAAATACCCTGAGGATAAATTTCATTACAAATATCCGGATGAGGTTATTGAGAAGATGAAAGAAGCAATTAAGGCTCTTAAGATTGCTCAGGTATATGCTCAAAGGGTTGATTGGTTATTATCAGGTGATGATGGTGAGGAATCATTTTTGAGTAGATTAGATGATGAATTAAAAAAACTTGAATAGATATGGGGAATAATTCAACAGTAAGTGGGTCAACAACTACAACTAATTCAGGGTCAACTTTTTTAGTTGGAGTGATGTTAGGGTTTATTCTATGTGCGATTTTTACACTTGCAACACTTTTTGATAGAATAATGATTATTGAATCTTATAAAAGAATTGAACCGGAGAAACGATTAACAACAGATGGAAAGGTAGTAGATACTTTATTCATTTATAAACAAGAAAGATAAGTTATGGGAAAAATGGATAAAGTAGAATTAGAATTTTATTTCTTTATGAAAGGTCAAGCAGGTTCGTTTACTACAAACCTCTTCAAGACAATTATGTCTGCTGACTTTGGTAATCAATATAAGTTGTCATTTGGATTCCCGGATGAGGTGAGTGTTGTTCAAAAGTATAAAAATGAAGACGGGTATTGGGAAAATTTATTAAATAAATTTGACAATCCCGAATCAGTTTAGTATAATTAAATAAAAACATAAGAAATGACTATAAAACAAGCGTTAAAGAAGAAGAACCAATTGGTTAAAGAGATTCAGGATTTACACGGTAGAGTGGCAACATATAACTCAGTTGAAGTTGGAAATGTTAGACCATACTCGGCTAAGGAATCGATGGAGAAAATCAATCAGTTGAGTAATGAGTTGGTGGAACTTAAAACAAACATCCACAAAGCAAACGCTCCAATCTATCATCACATTTTTAGATTGTCTGAGTTGAAATCTACAATTGCAAGAATCAAAAACTTGGATTGTAATGAAGGTATTGTTCAGGATTACTATTCAAGAAATCGTGAGACACCTGCAGTGAAAGTGACGGAAATCTCAATTATTGAAAGAGATGAGATGGTTAAACACATGGAAGGTCAAATTGAAGAAATTCAGGATATTTTGGACAACCATAATCAAATCACTCAAATATAATATGAGTGGTGATGTTGAGTTTGATAAATGTGATTTTTGCCATGTCGAAAAACCGGTTGGGAGAACTTATTTAAGACCAACCAAATATGTTAAGCCGGAAAACCCTGAGGAATATTTAAAGTTATATAATGAAGGTGGATACTTTATTATTGTGAAGACTTGTAATGAATGTGGGGAACCAAAAATATAGTTCAGTGTCCGGGAGGGATTTAATGTAATGTAATATTGGCTATCAATATTCTACATACAAACTATTAACAGAGTCCTCGATGTTTTGATGATGATTAAGTATTCAAATCTCAACACACAGCAGTTCAAAATTAATTTGTCAAAACTTAAAACTCTTTTTAACTTACTTATTGAACTTCCAACCTGACTATAACCTAACCCTCTAAGAAATTAGAGGGTTTTTGACTATTTATATGTTATGAGAGTATGTTTAAAAGGTATGAAAAACTTTCCTATTGAGGGAGGAAAAGAATTAGTTAAAAGTTTTTGTGAATTTTTACAATCACAATCACCTTTAAACAATGATATTACCGTGGAATTTTTAGATACGAGACAAGGTAATATGACTACCGGTGTTAGATATCCGGGTAATAAAATTCAGGTCTTATCTGCCGGTAGATTACCAATAGATATTTTGAGAACTTTATCTCATGAATGGATACATGAATTCCAAACTCAAAAACTTGGAGTTGATGATTCAAAACCAATTCAAAACATTGGTGGTCCTGAAGAGAATATGTGCAATGTATTGTCCGGGATATTCGTCAAACAATTTGAGAAAGACCATCCTGAGTTTGACGATTTACTTTACGGGAAAAATTAATTTTTACACTTTGGTAAACTGATTTATAAATATAACTCAATGGAGTATTGGTAAATCAAAATTTTATTCATATCTTTGCTTTCATTAATAACTCAAATATGTCAAGATTAGATAGATTAAAAGAACAACACCCGGAACTTAATACGTCCGTAATGGACGTTATCGCCAAATTAGACCCAACAAATACTTACAAATACACGGAATTCTTGGTTAAAAAATTCAAGGAATTTTATGGAGACTATGATGATTGGACGATTGGGTTAGGTATGGAAATGATGGGTAGTGAAAATATGGAAATACTCAACGAGTTTGAAATTCATACAAAAGCAAATAGAATTGTCAATCCGGATATTAGTCAATATGATGATTTTAACCAACTTGAAAATTCTGTTAAAGAAGCGAAAGAGAAAGTTAAAATGAAAGAACTCGAGAAACAAGTCATTAAACTTTATGATAATGATGAGTGGTCTGTTGTAATTCCATTGAGTTATGAGGCATCTAAAACATATGGTACCAATACCAAATGGTGTACAACTCAAGAAAGATATTGGGAGGATTATTATAAGACATATAAGTTAATCTATATTCAAAATAAAAAGACGAATGAGAAATATGCGGTTTCAAGACATCGGGAAGACAATAAAAAAGTTCAAGCTTGGATGTCGAATGATGATGAATCGAGTCCAATGTTACTCCCACTACCAATTGAGGTTATGAGTGTTATTCTTTGTGAGGTTAATAAAACAGATACTATATTTGAACTTCAATCTAAACATGGAATTAATGTTCCGGTGGTTAACAAAAAAGAAAAAATATTATCAAGTTTACCATCATATGGAGGATTTCAAGGGTCAAGTAATCCTTACGGTAGAGAATGGGTTATAGATACTGACTCTCAGTCGCATATTACAGATATAATGAGAAGATTGGGAATGTGATAATTAATGAAAAAAAAAAGAAAATTATGGGGGCGGACATCCATTTATTTAGTGAAAAGAAAAAAACTATAAACGATAAAGAAATATGGGTAAATGCGGATTATTGGACAATAAATCCTTATTTTGGGACTGATGAAGATGAACGAGAATTAGAAATTGTTTCAATATATGACGACAGGAATTATGACCTATTCAATGTTCTTGCCGAAGTAAGAGGTAGTGGTCCTTCTATATCCCCACCAAGAGGATTACCGGAGGATGTTTCATCTATTGTAAAAAAAGAATCGGACCGATGGGATGGTGATGGACATAGTCATAGTTATTTTACACTCGACGAGTTGAAAAATTATTTTAAAAATAATTCACACACATCTCACAATGGATTTTTAAGTAAACAACAAATCAAAGAATTAGACGAAGATAACCATACACCATATATTTGGAGTGAATGGTCTCATCCTGATTTAGAATACCGAGAATGGAAAAAGGTATCATCATTAAAAAAAATAGTTGATAAAGTAGACACCAGAATGAGGAAAGAATTTTGGGTTAGGGAAGATGATGAAGATACTTCAAAGTTTGATAAAAAGTTTAGAATCGTATTTTGGTTTGACAATTAAGATGAATAAAGGAATACCAACATTGGAGGGTGAAGAAGCGGAGAAGTTTGAAAAGAAAGCTCAGGAGAATTTAGATAAAAAACATACAGTGGATTTCGTGAAAGAGAGTGAGATGGCCCGTAAAATATTAAGGAAAGGAAAATTATAAAAATATAATAAAAAGTTTGGTGTAAGTCAAACTTTTTTTATATCTTTGTAAAAAATTAATAGAGATGGAAAAAGAATTTATACCTTACGAACAAGCATTAGCTTTAAAAGAATTAGGATTTGATGAACATTGTTTAAAGATTTGGGAAAAAACAATGCTTTTTACAACATTAGTAAATCCTGAAGAATTTAAAAGAGTTGTCTCCGAAAGATATACTAAGGCACCAACATTCTCACAAGCATTTAGATTTTTTAGAGAGAAGTATGGAATATATGGTTATCCTTTTTCTCAAAGCAGCCAAACAAATTATTGGTTTAAGTATTTTATTCAACAAGATTGGAAAGAACAAATTACATCAGACAGTTTTAGTACTTCCGAAGAAGCAGAACTTGAATGTTTGATTAAATTAATAGAAATAGTTAAAGAAAAGAAATAATGAACAAAGAATTTATAAATTACACAGAAGCATTAGCTTTAAAAGAATTAGGATTTGATGAGTCTTGTTTTGGTTATTATGTTGGTCTTGGTGATAGTAAAGACGACCCATTTAAACTTGTACAAATACAATCAGAAAAAGAACAATTTCAATGGACAGACAATGTTTATCATGCACCACTTTACCAACAATGCTTCCGATGGTTTAGAGAGAAGTATCAAATTGATAGTTGGATATATCCAAATTTGAATGGTTTATATTCGGTATCTAATATAAGGAGAGGTGTAGGTTTAGGTAAAGTTTCTGAATATCAAACCTACGAAGAAGCAGAACTTGAATGTCTAAAAAAATTAATAGAAATTGTTAAAAGAAAAGTAGTATGATAATTTTATTGGGGGTTATTTTAGTGATACTGATGATAATTGGTATTTGTGGTTCTGTCAAAGATAAGAATAGAAAGAAAACTTGTAAAAATTGGAAAGTTGGAGATAAACTATCTTTAATTAGAGGTGATTATCACAGAATTTTGGAACAAAATAGTAAAGAGTTTGCAACCCTTGAAGGTTGGGATTTGAATAATCTTTATATTAGTTGTGGTAATAATATGACATATCAAGTAAATTGGAATGTTATGAATTTCAATAAGTCTGCGACTTGGAGACAGAACTATGATGATGCTAAAAAAGTAATGGGTTGTGAACCCGGATTCACAGGTGGTGTAGGAGAAAGTAGTAAATCTACTGGTAAAAAAGTTGATGGTAAACCCGTGGACTTAATGAATGAAATTGAATGTGAAGTTTATTTGAAACGTGCAATTGAGAATGAGGATTTTGATACCGCGGAGTTAATTAAAAAAAGAATGGAAAAATTTAGATAAGATGGAAGAACAATTGATAATATTTGATACAGCTAAAATAGCTAAAGAAAAAGGTTTTGATTTAGAACTTTGTAATGTAGGTTGGCACGGTGATTTTGGTGATTTGAAGGGTGATAGTTATCCATTTTTAGGGACTTACTCATTTTACAAAAGTATATACTGTAACAACAAAGATGAGCATCAAATACAAAGACCGACACAATCACTTCTTCAAAAATGGTTAAGAGACGTTCATAATATATTTGTTGAGGTAAACACTGATTGTACATCGGCACCTAAATTTAGTTTTGATATAAAACAATTTGTAGGTAACCCAAAAGATTTAAGTGATAAGGAATGGGATTGGGTTTTTCCGATACAAAATGAAAATTGGGGTTTAGATAGAACCTATGAAATTTCATTAGAAGCAGGATTACAAGAAGGATTAAAATTAGTTAAATATGAAATGGTTAAATAAATTATTGGGAATCAAACCTAAAGGTGAGTTTGAGGTTGTTTATAGTAAATCCGGAACTTGGAATATTAGCTATGGGAGTGGTGATAAAACATATAATGAATATTGTCATTTTGATATTCTTTATAATGATGCGACCAAAAAATATAAATTAAATCATCGTGGATATAAACCTGATAGTCACACATTATATCCGGAACTCTTCAAATATATGAGAATGTTAAATGAAGGTTTAGCTTATCATAAAGGAGGTGAATTATTTACATATAGTGAGACTGACAATGGTAAAACAAATGGTAAAGATATTAGTTCAATGAATGAAACGGAATGTCAGGCTTATTTGAATAAGGCAATCGAAGATGAGGATTATGAATTGGCGGATAAGATTAGAAAACAATTAGAAAAATTTAGAGAGTAATGAGAAGAAATGGTATAATAGGTTTTATGGTGATAATTTTATTACTTATCGTAACCTCTGTTGGTTATAAAGTATATTTGATTAGTGGGATTAAAAAGGGGAGTCATTTATATGAAATCTCCATCCCGGGTAATAAACGACAAGAGACAAGTTTCTATACTGAAAAATATGTGGAGAAAGATGGATGTATAACATTCAAAGATGAGTTTAGTAGGTCACATAGAATATGTGGTATGTATAACATTACAGAGTATTAAGATGGAGAAAACATTCGGAGAACAAATTAATGAGACTGTTGATAGAATATGTGAGAAACATAATTTGAAACAACCAATTACGGTTCCTTCCGCTGGTAAGATGATTATGGAGTATGAAGGGTTGGATAGAGCAATTGAATTATTTGAGGGTGCGGTTGAAGAAACTACTGATATTTTTAAAAAATCAGCATATCGAGCGACATTGGAGATTATTTTACTACCAATGAAGTAGATGACAAAAAAAACCTTCGGTGATAAAGGTTTTTTTTTTTGTTTGAATATTGAGGTTTAATTAAAAATTACCTCCTGGAACATTAATTGTCTCAAGTATTGAAACATTTAATTTAGTGGCAATTAACTCTAATAAATCCTCATCGTTGGCCCCCCAATCACTTAATTCTTCACTTGTCATGGTTATTTGACTACTTGTTTCGTTATTAAACCTCACGATTACCTCGTTTTCATTTAATACTATTGAACCAAATTGAATTTGGAAGTTTGTTGATGGAGAGTTTAAGATATATGGTCTTGCAATTGCAGTCATATAATCTAAATTTTTAGTTGTTGAACTAAAAGGAGTTGTCTCAACAATTTTAATTGCCGGTGGATTGATTTTTGCTATTAACATAATATTTGTGTTTTTTGTTTAAATATCGTTATTATCGATATAATATAAATACTTCGTCTTAACTTAATTTGTAATTTAAATTAATTTTTTATACTTTTGTAAAAAAAAATATTATGGAAGAAATGTCAAAAAATATGATGAAATATGCGGAGATTGTTTCAGTTTTAGAACAGAACAATATTTCGTGGAATGGATTGGTTGATGGTTTGGTAGAAACTTATCACAATGATAATCCAGAGTATAAACTGAAACAAAATCCAGATTGGTGGAATATTGGAAGTAAAGAAGAAGTTATTGATAGTGTTATATCAACATTCTCAAAACAAAAATAATATTACTTATAACGGTTGCAAATAAAACATCGTTTTAATGTGTTTTATTTGTTGTTATAAGTATGTATTATTTTTTAAAAAAATTTAATGAAGTAAAAAATGGAAACAATAATAGAAGAAGGTATTTGGGACATTAAACAAAAACTACCATTAAGAAGGGTTGTATTTACTTGTGATGGAAAAAAAATCACACGAAATTTGTTTATTTTAGGTGATTCAGAGAATCGAAACTCTAAAGTAGATATTATTGATTTAGAGAAAGTGGAAATTGAAATTAGTTTAACTAAAATAAATAAATTATCAACAACTGAAATAGGTGAATATTTAAAAAAGAAAGCGGAGGTTTTTGAACCAATTACTTGTTTTGAACGGAATATCAGTAATGAAATTCCATTTTTTACTTCACCTATAATAACAAAAAATAATATTACTTATAACGACTGAGAATATGTGTTCGTTTTAATGACACATATTCTTTGTTATATTTAGTATCAAAAATTTTATACAAATGAAAAAATGTAAATGTATTAAAGAATCTTCTTGGTTTTTAATTGATGATTCCTTTGACGAAAATTCTAAATTAAATGGTGGTAGATTTTCTTTTCAAATGGGTAGTGAATATGATTATTTTGAAGAGGTAACTCCATTTGGAAATGGTATGTCAGTTATACATCCTAAACACGGAAAAGAAAATCCTACTGGTTTTGATGAAAGAAGATTCTACGAACACTTTGAAATAATAAACTCATAAAATTTTTGATATTGAATATAACGTCCGATGATAAACAATCGTTTTAATGTTGTTTATCATTTGTTAGGTTTTGTCATTAATTTGTTTTACCTTATAAAAAAAAATATTATGGAAGAATGGTGTATTGAACAACATAGAAGTACGAATCACATGTATTCGGAGTGTCGGGTTGTTAAAATATTCAACGAATTAATTCGACATAAATTATCACCGGTTTTTGGTGATAATTTATTAGATTGTAAATTAATTGAGCGTGGATATGAATATCGATATGATTTACTATTCATTTTCCGAGGAGTCTATAATAATCCGACAATACAATTGGAAAGTGTTTTAGAAACCTGTGATATGTTGTTTGATTGGGTTGACTTAAGAGACATGGTTAATCTTAGTATTGTTATTATAACTAATGGAAGAAATCAACATTTTAGTTATTTTGAGATAATGGATGGAATAGGTGAGAGTGGTAGGGGTTATCAGCATCATATGATAATTAGACATCCAAAATACCGTCAGTATCGGGAATGGAAAACTAATAGAGAAATAGAGGAAGGAATGAAACGAGCTTGGGAGATGGAGATAGATAGAGTTACAAGAAATGTTAATATACAACAATCAAGAATTACGGAATCAAGAAAGAAGAAGTTTTTATTTTGGTAAATCAAAATAAAAGATTATCTTTGCTCAAAATAAATTGATATGAGGACATATAAAGAATATTTAGTTGGAGGTGCGGTTAGAGATGAGATTTTAGGGATAAGTAGTAAAGATTTAGATTATGTTTTTGTTTTTGATAACCTAAATGATGACCAAACTGCCGCGGAATGTTTTGATGATATGACTAAGGTTATTCAAGAAAGAGGTGAAATATTCCTATCAACACCAAGCTGTTATACTATCAGATATAAAGATAGAGAAACCAAAGAGGTTAAAGACGTGGTAATGGCCCGTAAAGAGATTGGTTACATTCCGGGAACAAGAACTCCAATCGTTAAGCCAGGGACTCTATACGATGATTTGGAAAGACGTGACTTTACCTTGAATGCTCTTGCTAAAGATGAGGATGGAACAATCATTGACTATTTCAATGGACTTAATGATTTGAGTGATAAAATTTTGAGAACACCATTACCGACGGAGACAACATTTAATGATGACCCACTTAGAATTTTGAGATGTTTGCGTTTTTCTATTACAAAAGGATTTACCATTCCGGGAACAATGGCAATCACAATGATGGTTTACAATTACGATGAGAAGATGAGTGTGGTGTCAACTGAAAGAATTAGAGAGGAATTATTCAAATGTTTTAAACACGATACTTTGAAAACATTAAGAGTTCTTGATGAATTCCCATTACTCAAAAATTACATCTTCAAGGATAGTGGATTATGGTTAAAACCAACTATGGAACAATAAACTAATTAAATATGAAAAAGTTACTATTAAATATTAAAGAGAATTGGAGAAAAACTCCAAACAGTGTAAAATTTTGGAACGGATTACTTTTACTTGGGTTAATTGTTGTCAGCATTATGAGTTTGGAACTACTGACGACTATGTCGGTGATAATGTCAATTTTCTCTATAGTTGTGTTACTTAATGGCTCGGGTGATGATGGTAAGAGTTTAGATAAACACATATGGATGTGGTTCACACCGTTAGTTTGGTTTATGGTGATTATTTATGGAATCATCTACGGATGTATGAAATTTTATGAAAATACTATTAGTGGATTTAATAATTGGTTAGATAAAGAAAAATGATGGAAAAGAAATTAGGAAAAATTGAGGAAGTTCGTTTTGGTCTTGGTGGATATCAAGGGGCAATGTTAGGTCTTCACGTTACATTAGGTGATGGAGGTTGGGGTGTCGGTGATTCAAGGGCCAATTGGGATGCCGAGATGATTGATAGTAATGGGCGCTCTACTTGGTCTGAGTCAGACAGAGATGGTTGGTATGCAGAAATTATGAGATATGTTTCAAAATTATTGAAAGAGGCAAAAGTTGACTCAGTTGACAAATTAAAAGGAAAACCCGTTGAGGTGACCTTTGAAGGGAATACACTGAAGAGTTGGAGAATTTTAACTGAGGTGTTGTAATATGAAAAGAATTTTTATAGATATGGATGGTGTCTTGGTCGATTTAGGGGCGGAGTTTGACAAATGGTTTGAAGAACATCCAAATTTAATTCACAAATACAAACATTGTCCTGACCATATACCGGGAATTTTTAGAGACCCTAAACCATACGATGGGGCAATTGATGCAATTAACAAATTGGTTGAGAGTGGGGAATATGAATTATTGATTGCTACGGCAGCGCCTTGGGGAAACCCTTACGCTTCTACGGATAAAAGATATTGGATTGAGAAGTATTTTGGTAAGTTATTTCATAAGAAAATGGTTATTACTCACCGAAAAGATTTATTACTTGGTGATTATTTGATTGATGATAGAACGGCAAATGGCGCTGGAGATTTCACCGGAGAATTAATTCATTTTGGGTGGAATTATGAGAAAAAAGTTTGGAAT